TCAAAGAAAATCATCCCCACCAGCAAGCGGATGGTCGAGCTATGGGGGCTGTCCACCGGCACCGCCAAGACCGACATCATTCTTGGTCAGGGCGAAAACGGGGACATCGTGCAGTTCGATGAGGGCACTGAAACCACCAAGTTCGCTGGTCAGTTCACCGGGGATCGCCCAGTGGCCTTCTCCCAAGGTCGCCGTGGTGAGGTCTACATCTACCAAGGCTACGGCAAGCGTGGGTTGGTGCGAGACTCATCGGGGACTGTTCGGCCTGTGGGATTGGATGCCCCAACGACAAAGCCCGAAATCACCATTGACACCGCTGCCAGCTACTACGTTGCCCGCGTAGACATTATCGACGCTGGTAACGGCTACAACCTTCCTCCTACTGTCAGCATTGCCCCTCCTCCCGCTGGTGGCAAGCAGGCTACGGCACTCTCTCGCATCTCTGACGCGCGAGTGTCAGAAACTGAGATGGTCAGCAACGGGGCTGGCTACACGAAAGTGCCCTGTGTCACGTTCACCGACACACCCAACGGACCAGCTACTGGAACGGGCGCATCAGCCAGCATTGAGCTAGAAGATGGTCATGGAATAGGTGATCAAGACACCGGCATCGTCTACTGGGAAATATCCGAGCTACCCACTTGGTTCTGGCTCTGCCTGTCTACCTACGCCCGCGAGGGGCAGGGCATCATTGTCAACGCAACGGGCGGCTCTGGCAGTGGTGCCAGTGCTATTTTCTGGCTTGACGGTGGCCTATACAACGGCAACTGCCTCGACCAGAACGCAGACGGCACGGAACTGAGCGACTTTGGTGTTCGCGTTCAGGCTTATAACTTTGGCTCAGGCTACAAAGCAGGGGATGTTGTCACTGCACAAATTCATGTGGCAAACAGTTGGACGAGTAGTTTTGGCCAAACCGGCCCAGACTGCAATACCTATCAGCAATGCCAGCTAAAAGCGGAGGGTGTCACCCGGTATGGCCCCACTGCGCCTGATCTTACTTCGATCATTGAGGCAAACCCATACAAGCAGAGAAGGATTAAGACCAAGGTAGCCAACGGTGGCTCTGGATACCTGACCCCGCCAGTCTTCACAACTGAGGGTGGCGACATCATCAACACCGAGGTCGATTGTGACGGCAAGGTCACCAAGCTGATCCTTGCGGAGCCAGAAAAACTCTACCTCTTTCCTCCCAAGCTGGTAAACGAGGACGGGGACGTTGGTGGTGCTAGGGGGCTGGCTATCGTCAGGGCCCACTTCCGTGGCAAGTACCAGTGCTACTACAGGTATGCAGATGAGAACGTGACCAAGGAGAGCGGTGGACCGATCTACTCAAACCTCAGTCCCGTCAATGAAGTGGACTGCGGTGATGTGGCGAAGAAGCTCACATGGACGCTACCGGGCACCCCTCCAGCAACTGCCACTCATGTAGAGCTTTGGCGGTCCAGTAGCAATCAGGCCACCCAGCTATTCAGGGTTGTCAAGCTGCCTGCCTCGACCACCACCTACGAAGACCTTCTGTCAGATGCCGACCTAGTGCAGGACACCAAGAGAGAGGGCTACGAAACCCAGCCCATTCTCTACTCAGACGGCAGCCTGAACATGAACAAGTACGGGATCGCCAGCGCGGACTTCGCGGTGGGTGTGGTGTTTCAGGACCGCACCTTCCTTGGAGTAGATACCACAGGGAAACGGCCCAACACCTTGCTGTTCTCCGAGGCCGACAAGCCCGAGGCTGTGCCCGAAACCAATGAGCTACCGCTACAGACCAACGTCCGCGATACGGACTACATCACTGCCTTGATTCCCTACGCTGGAGCCCTGATGGTCTGTCAGTCGAGGCATATCAATCGGCTGAACTTTGTCTCTCGTCCCGAGATGGATGCCACCACCTCGCTGGTTGCCTACCGAGGCTGCCTGAATCAGAGGTGCTGGGACATCTGGATGGGCACTGGCTACCTCTTGGATGACAACGGCTTCTACACGCTTGATCCTCAGGGTCAGGTCGAGGACATTTCGGACAACATCGCCAGCTTGTTCCGCACCAGTCCCGATCCGACCGTGGACACCATTGATTTCAGCAAGCGGGAATGGTTCTTCGTGAGGGCCGACAAGAACTTGGGGGTCATCCGCATCCACGTTTCATTCAACGGGGACGAGGGCATCTACCCATCCCGCCAGATTGTCTATGACCCCGACTCCAAGACCTACTGGCAGGAGAAATACCCATACGTTTTCAGTGCCGCCACAGAGGCGCGGATGGAAGATGGCTCTATCCAAGCCATCACTGCCAGCGAGTCGAACCTCCACTTGTTTGCCGATGGTCTTACGGACGATGGCACCCCTGTGGATTACGCATTCCGCACCGGGAACATGGAGTTCATCACCGATTCCACTGCCAAGAACGGTGGTCAGCAAAACTCCCGCAATGTCGCCGTGGTCTATCGGCCAACTGACTCCGATTCCTTGCTGAAACTGTCCAACTTTTACAACGGCAGCAACACCCCCCGAGGCAACGTAGCCATGAGGGATCGCGGGGTGGGGTTCATCCATGACATGGAGGCACCGGAAGCCTTTGTCAACATGGTCAAGCTGCCCCACCAAGAGGCTGAGTCGCACGGCATTGCCAGAGCCCTGTTTGCGGGCAAGACCATAGAGGCTTTCTATGGCAATGACTCCCATGTATCTGTTCGCCTACATGGGCAGCAAAGCAACTCTGGCCCCGTTGTAATCCACTCTGTAGATTTAGATGGAGTTGCAGCCGCCGGGAGCGAGTAGTGTCCTACGAAAAAGCTATCAACGAAATCCAAGGTCTGCTTACCCAGACAGGCATTCCTCCGGGTCATGCACAGGACATAGCCGCCCGTCTGTCATCGGCATTGTCTCTGTACTATGACTACCGTGCAAACGGTGGCGGCGGCGATAACTCGTCCACCAACCTCGACAACATCTCCCGGGCCAACAGCGAAGGTGCTGCCTTCAGGAACCGCTTTGGTGCCCCTGAAGAGGATCGCAAGCCGGGACTCGCTGGTAGGGCAGGCAAGGATGGTCTAAGTGCTTGGGCGAGGGGTGCCACTGGAGCCGCTGGCCAAGACGGCCAAGACGGTAGCAGCGACAACTACAACACATTCTATGATTACAGCACTACGGTTGTCGGCGGTGGTAGTGGCGTAGACCTAGGCAGAGTTCCCTGCGATTCACTGAAGAAAAAGCTCAATGATTGCGGGATTAAGACGGGGGGCGGCTGCGAGGGGTGTGATAAGTGCAACCCCAAGTGCTGCCCCGGGTATGGCGGCACGGGAATGCTCAACGGCCAGTCTCTCTGCGCTGTCGTGGACTCTCAAGCCCGAATGCTCAAAGAGATCAGAGGGCGGCTGGACAAGATCGAAAAGATGCTTGAGGACACGGTGGACTGCCCAGACTCATGAGCAAGTTCCTGAAAAAAGAAGGCAAGCTGGTCAAGCAGAACGGGAGGCTGGTTAAGTCCTCTGACCCCGCAAGCTGTAAGTGCTGTCCCACTGGTGACCCCTGCCTATTCGGGCTCTGCATCTGGAGGCCACCCGACCCTTGCTCTACAGGAAACTGTCGCCCAACACTCTTGCTAGACCCAGATGACCCTGACGTTTGCAATGGGTTTCCATACGACTGCAAGAGCGAGTCGGCCTGCAATCAGTGGTATGCGGCCAACCCCAATCCCCTATGTGATTGCTGGTTCTGCGAGGACGGGGTGTGGGCCAACAAGCCAGCTTACGCCAAAGATTGTTCCGAGCAGGGCGGCTACACGGGCTCCAGCCCTCCCGAAGGCGTGGTGTGCGAGCCGCCACCGCCAGTTTCCTGCGGGGTTCCTGTCCCAAGGACCGCTACTGTCAACCTGTGTGGATTCATTGACCGAGCTTTCAAGCCACCCTGCGTGGGAGGGCAAACAGGGTATGCGGCCTTCTTTAATCAGACGGTAAATCTGACCCTGAAAGACCCGGTGCCAGCCGAGCCTATTACTTGGATTGGTGAGTTGTCTCTTCCAGCCGGGTGGTCCGCACACAAGGTATATCTTTATCGCGGCACGGAGTCCTTTGAGTCATGCAACTGGGCGCAGATTCAGATAACCTCCTCGCAGTGCGTAAGTGCCATATTCAGTCGAGGCAACTCTGAGCCGCTGCCGCCCTTTGCTTCGGGGTGGACTTTTGGGGCACTGCGCACCACGGCCCCCGCCCCAGACCTAACGCTCCTAACTCCCAGAAACATTGCCTTTGACCGCCAAAGCACTTGCCGGGTTGAGTTTGGTGGCACAAGAGAGAACCCCCTCCCATGATTACCTGCCACAAAGACAACCTGATAGCCAGATGCCAAGAGCGGGGCTACACCCTTGAACAGGTGATGCCCTGTGTAACCAAGCAAAAGGGGGACTTGTGGGTCATAGACGAGACTCACGCCAGCTACCCCCATGCCCGTGGCCCTGAGAAGCCGAAGTGTCTGGCGGGCACCCAACTCAAGGGGTTACTCAAGCGGGTTGGGATTACGGCTGCCCCGGGCTGTAGCTGTAACGCCAAGGCTGCCCACATGGACAAGATGGGCTGCCAATGGACCCGGGACAACATTGAAACCGTGGTCGATTGGCTGGCAGAGGAGTCCAAGAAGCGGGGCCTGCCGTTTGTCCGCATGGCCGGGAGGGCCTTGGTTATGGCTGCGGTTACGCTGGCTGAGAGAAAAGCCCAAAGTAGCGTTTCAGTTTGATGCGAGCGGGACATAAATAAGGTGATGAAAAACCCTTGGGCCAACTCCGTTCTTGGCAGCTTTAACTGGGGCAACGCGCAGCCTGCCCCCGCCAAGCCAGCGGATGACGAGAAGGAAGACGAGAAAGAGGCACCGCAGCCAGCCGCCCAGCCTCGACCGCAGGCTGCCCAGGCTGCCCCCTCCCGAAAGCCGCAGAACAGCATGAATATGTTTCAAGAACACGCTGCCATGCAGGCAGATATGTACAAGTCCACCCAGGATGCTTGGCAGAGAGAGCATGACTCACGGGTGGCTCAGGCCCGAGAGGCCCGCAAGCAAGCACATGAGTACCAGCTAGAAATGCTGCGGCAGCAAGGTGCTTCACAGCGGGGTGCGGCATCACAAGCCTACTCTGCCGCCCCTTCAGATGCCGCCCGTCAGGCCCGTAATCGCTCTCTCTTGGGGATGGCAGGGATAGGTGGCCGCACTCTTCGATATGACGGGCAGGGGAACCGGACGGTCACCCCTCACCCTTTCGGCAACAGCCCACTCGCCCGCTCACTGTTGGGTTAATCCATGAAGTCGCCGCTCCCACAAGCACCCACACCGAATTCAGCCCCCAAGATGCCCACCAATGGGCAGGGGATCAGCACTGGCTCTATCCGCCAGGGGCTTCTCAAGGAGTCTTCTGCCTTCACTCCGAAAACCGGGACGGCTACCGGGGACCGGGCTGCCAGCGATTACGCCAAGGGTATGGCTTTCTCCAATGCCGCCCAGGTGAACCGGGACTCCATGAAGGCCAACGCGGACATGGGCAACAAGCAGGCACAGCAAGGCGAGCAGATGGGCCAGCAATGGAGGCAGGCTCAGATGGGGCGTTACAAGCAACTGATGGGGCAGCGTAACCAACAGTCCTCTCTCGCCGCCAAGCTGCTTGAGCAACAGATCGGATTGCAGAGCGATTGGCAGACCAGCCTCATCGGAATGATTGGGTAACCATGCTAGGCGCAAGCAACACACCGTTCCGCATCAAGCCGCCCCGGCTGATTGCCGACTCAGCTACCGAGGACATGGCGAACAACGTCTATGCCAGTGGCTTGCAGAAGGGGCAGACCGCAGGCAGGGATGCCTTGCAGGCCAACGCTGGCAAGGGCTTTTCCGTTGGTGCCAACCAACAGATGTATGCCGCCCAGGCCGAGGCAGCCGGTGCCGCCGAGGGGGCCAAGGGTGCTGCCGCCATTCGTGCGGAAGACCAGGGCTTTAACTCTCAGGCGAAATTCGACAACGAGATGCTTCGCCAAGGGGCTATGGCTTTTGACTACGGACAGATGACTGACGCAAACGATGCAGGATTTGGATACAAGTTCAATCAACAAACCAACCGAGCGTCTGTTCGATACGCTCGCCAACAGGCACAGCAACGTCTGCGTCTTGCCATGTTGGGTAAGGGTCTTGCCTAGGAGTAGTGATGAGCCACCAAGCGATTAGCGGTCTTGATCTGGATGACCTCACCCCTAAGCAGCTTCGCAAGATGCTGAATGGGCTTGTGCGTAATCAACTCCCCTACGGCAAGAAGACCGACGAGGAGAAGGAGAAGCACGCGGAGAAGGACGAAGAAGAGTCCAGCTCCCTCGCTGACTTGAAGGAGTCCAAGAACGGCAAGCCCAAGACCCCCAAGGTGGAAGAGGACGATCTGGTTGCTGAGAAAGACCTGCCGTTCCGCCGCAAGAAGAAGAAGGAAGACGCATGAGCCGCACAATTCGCAAGCTGCTTGGAGAGGCCGACAATGTGCCTGACGCACCTCGCGTAAAGACTGGCGAAGGGGCCGCGCGCAAGGCCCTGGCCCAGAACCCGAACAAGGCTGGTCACAACGTAGACACTGCCCTTCCTCTCAGTTTTGTTCGCAACCTGATCTACAGCGGTGCGCCCGAGGACTTGGCACAGCTTCGCAAGATCGTGGACAACATGTCCCCCGATGAGCAAGACAAGCTCTTGCGAACCATCACGGCGGAAACACGCAATCCCCAGGTGGCTGGCATTGACCCCGCGACCAAGAAGCCCCGCCCGATTGAGCTTACCGAAGAAGGCAAGATGCTGGTCGATGCGGTGTTCAATGGGGTGGACCCGGATGCCTCTTGGATTCAGAACAAGCCTGCCACTCCTGGCGGTGGCGTTCGCCTGGACGGTATTGATGCACAGGCAGGGATGGAGCCAAAACCGTTCCAGCCAGAGAATCCATCGGAAGACCCCAAGGTTCTGAAGGACGTTACGAGCAATCGTGGTGAGCTTGGTCTGAGGAAGGGCAAGGACAAGGACGGCAACACCGTCTACTACCCCAAGTACACAGACGAGAACACTGACCCCCAGACGCGGCGGGCTATTGAGCGAGCCAACGAGGGTCTTCGTGTTGGCCCTGTCTATGACGATGCCGCCAACACTCCACGGGGATCGGGAGTCAATCCGCGTCCCCCAGGCAGGGCTCTGGCCGCAGGGACTCAGACCCCCAAGCAGAAAGCCACCGCGTTAATGAACCGGCTTGCTGAAAACAGCAATGCCCATGACGTAATCGACAGCAAGCGGGCAAGCGATCCGCTGATGTTCGACACTGCGGATAGCAGACAAGACAACCCTAGCGTCTTTGCTCCGGGTAACACCGGCAGCAAAATGAAGAGACACGTTACGAGTGTCCGGCCCGCCGACCACAGCGATGCACTTGATGCCTTCCGCACAGTGAAGAGGGGTGAGTTCACTACCCCCAACCAGCAGTACAGTTCCGCAGAAGAGTTCGCCCGTGATTTCGTTTCCACCACGAACAAAGAGAGCATGAACGTCACGCCCGTCACGGCAGGCGAGCGAGCGGATGCGACTGAGTTGCTTCAGGATTACAACCACGATCCTGACTTCCCTGTTGATCGGATGAATGGCGGCGACATCCCCCCTGGCCAGATGGCCGAAAAGAAGGCTGGCCCTCTTCTTCGTCAGAATATGCCTGACTCAGTGAAGGCCGCACAGACGGCAGAGCGGGCACTGATGATGGAGCAAACGATTGCCTCCCTCACCCGCAAATTTGAGGATATTTTCGGGCATCAAGGGTGGGGCGAGAACTACAAGCCAAGCACCCGCCCGGGTACGAGTGATCCCATTGAGCGTGGCCCCGCAAGTGATGGCGTGGCTACCACTCAGGACCCATCCAACGTCCCCAATCTTGGCACTCCGAACGTGCGTGGTGAGGCTCCTGCCTTGAAGTCGCGTGTCGCCCAAGGAAACCCCGGCACGGAACTTGGTGACGAGGTTGGCCCAGAAGAGCTTGCTGACCTTCAGCAACGAGTAAGTGGTGAAGGCGAACCAATCTCGACTGAAGAGGTGGACCCCAACTTTGCCCTTGGCCGAGACTTGGGTGACCGCCGTGGGGTGAACAGCAAGCCTGCCAAGGAACTCCCCGGCAACAAGCCAGGGTCTTACAACGCGGTTGTGTATGACGAGGACGGGAAGAAAAAGTATATCCCTGACGGCGACCGTCCCTTTGCTAGATACAACCGGGAGAACCGCGACGTTCCCCAGTCTGACCTTGATCGGCGGCGGCTGTTTGCGGAGGAAATGAGCAAGAAGGTCGGCACCGAGATGGAGCGCACCTCTGTCTTGCGTAGACAGTTGCGGGAGCTTTTGGAGTCCGATGAGCCCGAGGCCCCGGGCACCAGTGCTGCGGCGGCGAAGGCCACCAAGATTGCCGAACTTCAGCGACGGCTGACGTTGGCAAAGCGGCTGGACTCCATGTCTGGCATCAACTCCATGCAGACGATGGACCGCGAGGCGGGAACCATAAACCGCTCGTTCAATCCCTTCCCGGCCCAGACCGGGGGAGACTTGATTCCTGTCACCCCGGCCAACCCAAGCTCTGCCGGTGGCTCTATGGTGCCCGGTAGTCAGAGTGCTGCCCCAGGTGGTGCGTTGATCCCAAGCACTACTGCCGACCTTCAGGGTGGCAAGCTGGCGGCATCCTCCACACCCATTGATGCTGACGAGATTCTGCCGCCCCGCAGGGACCTCGACCTCAACAACGAGCCGATTGATGCAGAGTTTGAGATCAAGAGAGAGCCTGATCCGGTTGAGGTTAAGAGAGAGCCTGACCTAGAAGATGTGGTAATCAACCGTCCTGAGGACCCGTCCGTACACACCCCTGATGCAACGCCGCAGGCCGAGCCTCAGTGGAAGAAATGGGCGAAGAGGGCTGGGCTTGTTGGTGGTGCGTTGGGCATTCGTGAACTCCTGATTCGTGGCGGGCAACCTCCAGTTGGTGGTGGGCAGCCGCCGGTTGGTGGTGGCATTGAGCCGCCACCCCCGGGCAACATCCCGCCGATGGGACCTCAAGGCCCAGAGGGATTCCCCTTCCCCTACGTTCCCCGTGGTGGCGAGGGAAGCCAAGACCTGGGTGCCAAGCCCGAGGACCGGATTCGTGCCCTGCGTAACTTCAACATGAACCTGAATCCCAACACGCAAATTCTCCAGAACTGGACGAGGTAGCTATGAGCCGCAATGTCAGGAATGCACTCAAATGGCTTAGTGATCTCACTAATGGCACGGGTGGTGCCCCTGCCACTCCAGCCGGTCGCCCCGGCATCGTGCCACCTACTCCCGCTGCCCCTACTCCAGCCGCACCTACTCCAGCTACGCCGACTCCCACTGGCCGCAACCTGCCGTCGCCTCCCCCGACTAGAAATCTCCCCGGGCCGACAGCCCCTCCAACGCCAACGCCCCGGGCTCCTGGCGTGAGTGGCTGGCAGAGGGCGGCTCAGATCGCTGCCGCAGTGGCGGCTGGCGGCTACGGGCTTGGCACTGTACTCAATGGAATTGGCGGTGGTGGTGATCCGCAGCCTGCCCCGGCTCCCCCGCAGCCATCGGCACCACCCCCCCCTCCCCTTCCCACGGTCGATCCCAAGACGGCAACAAGGGAAGAGATGCTGGCGGCTGGCTACCGAGACTACGGTGGCGGGTGGGTCAAGACAGGGGAAGGTGCGCCGCAGCCACGAACCAATGGCATGGGCGTGCCCGATCACTGGCGGCGGAAGATGTTTCTGAAGCAGCAAGCTAATCGCTACCGGAATGAAATCGCTGCGAACCCCGCCATGTACACCGACATGGTTGCCTCGTATGACCAAGGTGGGCCTTCTCATTCAGCAAGGGCTGTTGCCACCCGTGCGTTGACCGATCATCTGGACGCACAGAAGGCCGCTCAGATCGGCATCAACGTGGACAACCAAGCCAAGCAGAACAACATTGCACGGCAGATGGGTGTACCTCGCGGATACATCATGGCTATGGAAGATGTGTCGGCCAGTGCGGCGAAGGGTGACCTAGCAGGTGCCAGTGCGAAGGCTGCCATGTACGGACAGGTATACGGTCAGTCCTTCCTCTATGCCGCCCGCAACATGACCGATCAGCACAATGCCTCCGAGAAGGCGAAGGGTGAACTTGCTTCCCAGAAGCCAGTGCCCCCCACTGCGGTTGAGTCAGTGGACAAAGGCATGAAGGACATTGCCGCCATGCCCCCGGGTGCGGCTCGCAAGGCTGCCATCGAAACCCTCCATTCGCAGAGGAGCAACGGCGATCCGGCGGCAGCCAAGAAGGCAGTTGAGAACCACTACCAGCCAATCGTTCGTGAGATGGCGACCCGGCTTGATAGGCTCTCCCCGGATGAGTTGTCTGAACTCCAACAGGTGGCTGGCAACATGAGCTATTCCCAGTTCATGCAGTATGCTGGCCTGCCCGACACGGTAGATAACCAGAAGCACTTCCAGAGAATCTTTGGGAAGAACGCTTCGTATGCTCAGTTTGGCGACAACCTTGGATTTGGCATCGGCAACGCAATCCGTGGCCTTACCCCGTGGGCTGACTGATGGCATGGCGCAACCCGCTCCTCGACAGCAATCCGTTCCTGCCAATAGCAGATGACACGCCTGCACTGGCCGACCTCCCCGCATGGCAGCGGGACGAGGCACTGGAAGGTCTGACTCGCGGAACCCGCCCCACCTCAAGCAAGCTGCTTGGGTGGTTGAACGGAGCCAACTCCCTCAAGAACGACCTCTTGATGGGACGGCCCCTGTTCTCTGGATCAGAGACTGGCGAAACGATGGATGCTTATGGCATTCGTCCGAGCGAGGATGCCTGGGGTGGGTGGGGCAGGCCAATCGCAGAGTTCGCTTTCGACGCTGGGACTGACCCCCTGAATCTTGTCTCGTTTGGTGCGGGTGCTGCCAGCAAGGCTACGCTCGCAGCCAGGGCGGCTGGTATCGCAGACGATGTGACCCGAGTTGCCGGTCGCAATCTTGTCGATGACGTTGCCCGTGGTGCCAGGGACATCGACCGGCTTGGCGACATGGGTTACGCCCGTAACGCCACCCGCTCCCTGCATGACAACTTCGGCAAGGGCATCGCAGACCTGACCGATGATGACCTGTTGTCCCGCCCGATTGTCGGCAGTCGCACGGCAGGCAGGAACACCACGCTCAGAGAACTGGTCGAGGCCCAGGCCAACCCAGACGCAGCCCGAGAGGGTATCGAACAGTGGCTCCAGAAGAACCACCGCATGGGCTATGCGGATGTGGCAAACGACCGGCTCTACAACGATGTTGGGTTGTGGCTGCCTAAGGTGCTTGGTGGTCCGGTGGGTGCCCAGATTCCCGATGCCTTTGGCGGCAGGGCTCTAGGTGCTGGGTCCGCTGCCCTGTTTGACCGGGCTGGTCAGGCACTGCGGTGGTCGAAACTTGGTCGCTATGGAGTGTCTGCCAGCAATATCTTTGGCGACAACGTGCAGGGTGCGACTGAAGAGGGGCAGCAAATCCTCTCTAAGAGTCTTGTCCGATCTGACCGAGCCGCCACCGAGGCAGCTTCCCGGTGGACAACCCGCATGGCCCGGGAGTTGGCAGAGCGTTCGCCCGCCGCATTCGGTGATCCCCAGGTTTCGACTGCCGTCCGCAACGTCATTGAGGGAACAGCCAGCGCGGCTGACCGATCCCTGGTCACCAGCAACAACCTAGATGACTTCGTTACCCAGTGGCGGCAGACAGCCGACGATTACATCACCCGCAGCCGGGAAGCTGGCATTGGTTCCGCAGAACTGAACGATCCCTACGGAACAAAGTATTTCCCCCGTGGTGTGGACGATGGTGTGTTTGGACGCAACGCACCCGACATGGGCGGCAAGTCTGGCAAAGACTGGTCTGTAATGACCGGCGATCAGCTTGCGAGAGATTCGGCCTACCAAGTTCCCGGTGGCACCCAGACCATCAATGAACTGTCCCGAGATGCTGCGGTGACCGGCGCGGCCAACGATGCCATTGCTGCCGACCACATTCTTCAGACAGTCAATTCCCGGGTGGGTGCTGGCCCTGCCTACACGCGGGCCCAGGCGACCAAGCTGGCCAGGGACATCCGGTCCATGAGCCCCCAAGCTCTGGAGTCTGGTCGAGGACTGTTCGACAGGCACTTCCTAGAGGATGCCAGCCGGTATGTGCGTGGCCGGGAGCGGGCCATCGGTAGGTCGCGTGTTCTCTATGACGCTCTTGGGTCATCGGCCAACCTTGAGAACTATCTGCAAGTCCCGGGCGGCAGGCATGACTCCATGCTGCGGACGCTCACAGACCTCGACCTTCGCACCACCAACACCAATGGTGTGTTGCAGGGGGCTCAACAGCAAATCCTCGACCGCATCAATGCTCGACTGGCCGGGACGGGGCAGACACTCACCGCTGCCGATCTCGCCAACGTGTCAATCGACCAGAGAATCGTTGACCGATTCAACAGGATTTCCGACTACTACGCGATGCCCGAAGTGCAGGGTGTCCTTGGGAAATTCATGGACGATCTGACCAATATGTGGAAGTCGAGCATCCTCACATGGCCTGCCCGTTTTGCGCGTGACTGGTTCTCAGGTGCGATCAGCAACACCATTGAGGTGGGCAACGTCAACGACCTGAGGAATGGGTACGCAGCCGCCAAGTATTTGCTCCAGGGGCAGACCGACCGGCTGGGTCCACTCGTCGCCCAGATGCCCCGCTACAAAACGCTGGCTGAAACCAACATGGATGCTGCCATCGCAGCGTTCCGCGATGACCTGGGTGCCTCTGGGATTCTTGGTGGCCGCAGGATCGAAGACGTTGGTGCCCGATGGACCGGCAGCCAGACAGGCGAGTCGATCCGCGATGCCGTCCTCCCTGGTGCCAGCCCTGTCACCACCGTTGGCTATCAAGTCGGTGATGCACTGAGCGGCAGAACCCCTCTCAGTCCCAACAATGCCGCCTACTCCGAGTTCTACAACGGTGGGATCAGGTCATACACAGACCCTCTCAGAAGGTTTGCTGGGGCGATCAACCCATTCGGCGGCGAGAACTTCTCTGACTACATCGCTGACCGCCAACTCACTGACCCGCTGTTGAGGTGGGGTGCCAAACTTGGTGACACTACCGACACGATCAATCGGGTTGGGGGTTACGCCGGTTTAATGTTTCAAGGGGTCAGTGTGCCAGAGGCGAGTCGCAGAATCATGGCGGCTCAGGTGGACTACGGTTCACTAACAAGGTTTGAGAAGGGGTTCATTAAGAGCTTCGTGCCCTTCTGGAGTTACAATTCCAGAATTGGTGCATATGTAGCACAGAAGATATGGAACCGACCGGGTGGTGCTTACACAAACATAGCACTGCGGGCACCCGATGCCGTTGTTAATCAGACTGACGCTGACAACCCCGATGATTCCTATACGCCCAAGCAAATCAAGGAGAGCGTAGGGTTCAGCCTGGAGGGATTGCGTGGTGTCCCAGGGCTGGGGAGTGTGATCGACGCACTGGCCCCAGAAACCCCGGGTGTCAACAGCTTCCTGAACTCCATCGACGTTCCCGGTCGCAGTCTTATCAATATGTTCAACATCAAGCAGGGGCTTGATGGTAGCGTGAAGTACGGGGACAGTGCATATAACACCTTCCTTGATACTACCAGTCAGCTAATGCACCCGATCATCCGCGACGGGGTGGAGTTACTGTCTGGCCGGAACCTCCACACTGGTAAATCGCTGAATGAGTTTGAGCCCACGATCCAAAAGCTGGGGCGGGCGGCTGGCGTGGACCCATACAGCACACCGGACTACCTGTTGAAGGGCAGCAATATGCTGCTCGACTTCGTTCCCCACGCACCGAGAGTGCTTCAGCTTACGAACCGTCTGATGGACGATGAGCGGGTGCCCAACCTGTCGGCGCGGCTGGGTCAGAATGCCTTCAATATGCTGACCGGCAGCAAGATCACGAACATCTCTGAGGATGCGGCGAGGATGGATGCCAGCCGTGAACTGACCGATATGCTCTCTGATTCCCCAGCAATCAAGAAATTTGAGTCCAAGTACATTCCAGAGGAAATGCTCCCATACGCCAGCCCCGATGACGTTCTCCTCTACCGGCTCGACAGGCAGATGAGGAAGGAAGCCAGGGCGGCGAAGAAAGCTCAGGCCAAAAACTTTGGCGACCTGGGCAATCCCTTCCTTCTTTAGCGGATGGGCGGGGGCATGGGGCAGGAGTTGGGCAGGAGCGTCCGGTCCACATAATGCTTCATGGCCAGTTCAGGGCTCCGATGCCCAAGGAATCGGCTGGAACTCCCGGGCTGGGTAGCCTCAACCCAAGTGGCTCCCGTGCGCCGCATCCACTTGCAGGTGCCTGTGAGCTTCGCTGCCGCCACCATCCGGTCCCAGCGAATCCGCAGCCACTTCTCCGACAGTGCCCAGCGGAAGACCCTGCCGTCCGGGGATAGCTCCATCAGTGCGTTGAGGGCATCCACACATTCATGGGGCAACACCTGCACCAAGGAGTCCCCCGTCTTGTGCTGCACGGTGTAGAGCCTGCCGTCCCTGATCTGACTGCACCTCAGGTTCAACAGGTCACTGAACCGCAGCCCACAGGAGTACCCCGCAAGCAACCAAGCTGTGAAGAAAACGTGGACCGGGCATCCACATTGCAGCTTGCCGGGGAGGTGGCGGGCAACGTGCAGCAACCTCGACAACTCTTCTCTCGTCCATGCAACCGGCGGCGGAACCGAGTGCTTGACTCGCCGGACTCCTTCGATAAAATCTGCACAACCGGGGCCAAGTGCTGCACGAATAATCGTCAGTGCCTGCCTCCGGTAGTTCGACTTCGTGGTCTTACTGACCGCAAGAGAGTCGAGCCAACGGGTGACCCGTTGAGGAGTCAAGTCGGCCACGGAGGTTAGCCCAGATGCCTGAAGCATCTCAGCCGTTCGCATCAAATGCCGCTGGTAGTTGTGGCACAAGTCCCTACTCGCTAGGTACTCAACCGCAACCTCAGTCAGGGTCATTGCATCCCTCTCATGGTGGTCACTCTCTTGGTGTGACCAACAGTGCCACGATCTGGGGGACTTGCCACCGCCCCCTCTAGGTGGCTCCGCATTGCAGGGGGTAACGTAGCCCCCTGTTTTTCCCGTTGAAAACAAAGGATTGTTGACCCTCATGGATAACTCCAGTTGTGCTGAAGCTGCCGTTTCTCACGGCCCGCAGCTTCCCAAGCTAGTGGCGGGGGTTCGATTCCCCTCGCCCGCTTTTTCTGTCCAGTTCGACGAGCCGATCACCACCTATCACGGTGATCTGGTTCACCTTGGCTCCACCCAGATTCGTCTGGCAGAGTCAGCCACGGTCTTCCATGACAACGTGGAGATGGGGTGGGGTTCCGACTCCAAGTCGGCAGCCCTCCAGCTAGGAAGTGCTTGGCACACGCTCAGGGAGATTGGTTACGACCAGTTCTCAGAGCGGGCGGTCACTGCCCCTGAGGAGCATTGTACCGCATCTGGGGGGTTGTCAACGAAGAAGGCAACCAAGGAGTGGCTCGCCACCCTGCCCCCAGATGCCATCATCTTGTCCCCCGAGATGGGGGAAATTCTTGGGAAGATGCACGACCGCTTCGTGCGGAACTCCCAGGCAGTAGAGCTTGAAGAGGACATCCTCCATAGGGAAGCCTCAATCCGGTGGGAGTCCACGGCTGGGGTCATGGCCCGCTGCCGCCCTGACTTCATCTGCAACAGCGGACAGTTGGGGGACTACAAGACCACCTCTGAGAAGAACATTCTCAAGGACTGGGCCCGGTCGGTGAAGCTCTATGGGTATGGCATCAGTGCGGCCCTCTACGAACAGGGCTGTGTGGTGTCGGGGATGGCCGAGCCCCCCATGCAATTCGTGGTGACCCAGACGGTCCACCCATTTCTCACCCAGGTCATCACCCTGCCGCCTTCCTACATGGATTGGGCCCGCCGCAGGCTGGATGAACTTCTCACTGACATCGCTCGTCGCAGGGCAACCGGCGATTGGATGGAGGACGGTTACGGCAAGGTTAATGAATTGACCATGCCTGGTTTTGGGGATCGGGTTTTTTCACAGGTCGAATAGTAACAAAGGAGTAACACATGGAGATCGACAACTACATTCGCGGCGTAACCTCATCCCCGGAAACCAAGCAGCTAGTAACTGCCTTGGCTCTGGCCCAGATGGAGTACAAGCCGATCAAGAAGACTGGCCGTAATGAGTACGGCAAGTTTGATTACTCGACTCTCGGTGACATCTGTGTTGCCTTGCTGCCTGCCTTGAACAAGCATGGCTTCCCCATGCCGTTGTTTCAGACAGGCTACATGGGCACCGAGTTGGTGATGGTCGGTCGCCTCGTTCACAAGACGGGTGAGTGGGTGTCGTGCGTCCTGCCGATGCGGGATCAAATCGACAAGAACGGCAACAGGCGTGAGGACAACCAGTCCCTTGAGGCTGCCAGCACCTACACGAAGAAGCAGTTGTTCCTCCAGCTTGCCGGTGGCTGGAGCGTTGGTGCCGAAGACTTGGAGCAAGCCGAGGAAGCTCACTCTCAAGTCAACGCCGAGGTGGCCAAGGAGAAGGCTCCTGCCCCTGCACCCAAGGCAGCGAAGAACGATCTGTACAAGAGGGTTGAGAACAAGTGCAAGACCCTGACCAAGCTGCCCGCCGAGCTTGCCAAGGTCTTCGCCCAGGCTGAGTCGCTGGCTGAGACAGGTGACCTGACGGCTGACGAGATCAGCAAGTTGCGCCGCCAGTTCGGTGCCCTTCTCCCCAAGGAAGAGGAGGTGGCCGGTGCTGTCTAAAGCCGACATCGACCAGCTTGAAGGGTACTTGTGTCGCGCCACCCTTAATGAGTTGCCCAACGTGCTGATGAAAGTCTTGCCGTTGCTGTTCGCGGAGTTGCGAACCATGCAGTCGGCCCTGGATGAACAAGCGGAGAACTTCTTCGATGGGTTGCTTGAGAGAGATGACGGACGAGGACGAGGTGCTTCTGTCGGAACTGGTGTCGCAGGGGCTGGACTTCCTAGAGGTCAGGAAGCGGATGCCGGACCTGCGGCTCCACGAACTGCGGAGCCAATACACCCAGTATCGGCGGTCAGCCAGGAGCGGGTTGATGAGGCCAGTGCCGGACGATCTGGCCGAGCGGATCAAGTGGGTTCAAGACCAGTGGACAACGCACGAATGGTCAACCCGGTGGGTGGGGAGGTTCGCCAACAAGAAGGAGACAGACCTGTCGATGGCAGCCAGCCAGATGCTTCAGTGAGGAAGCGTCGGGGGCGACCACCAAAGAAGTCATCGGTGTTGGATGGAGCGTTGGGAATCGAACCAATTACACACGGAGGTGAGTGATGTTGGTGCTAGGCCGCAGGGTGAATCAGACCATCGTGATCGAACCGGGGAACATCAAGATCACGGTGACGCACATCACCCAAGGTGGTGCCGTGCGGATCGGGATCGACGCGCCCCCTGAGTACACGATTCTCAGGGAGGAGTTGGTCGGGAAGTACGGCAGGCTGCAAGCGCAGGCCGAGCGGGAGGAGCGTCGTCGCCAGGAAGGGGGTGTCTGATGAAGAAAGGACAAGTCTTCCTGCCCCTGTTCGACACCGATGTGCTTCGCCCCTACCAGAAGGAAGCCATCGTCGCCATCCGGCAGGCATACCGAGATGGGCACCAAGCTGTTCTTCTCGTCCTGCCTACGGGTGTCGGGAAGACCACCGCGTTCGTCGCCCTGCCCCGCGAAGGGGCAAGGGTGATGGTGGTGTCGGGCCAGGATGCCGTGAACAAGCAGACCGTGGCCACCATCCGCAGGCTGCGGGGCCGGGTGGCATCGGTCGAACAGGCCATCCTCAAGGCGGATGCTGGCGACGAGTGGATCGTGGCTACCCACCAGACCTTGAAAATGAATGGCAGGTACAAGCGGTTTGTCGGGCACGTTGACCTGATCATTATTGACGAGGCTGACATTCATTTCTCTGTGAAGTTCAGGGAGATGATGCAGGAGTTCATCGCCGCCGGGGCGAGGGTGCTGGGAGTAACAGCTACACCCCACCGAGCCGACAAACACAGCCCGCTGTTCGGCTTCTACACCTCATGCCCCTACTCAATGGAGCTAATGGAAGCCTTCAAGCAGGGCTGGCTGGTAAAGCCGAGGGTCATTGTCCACACCGTCAAGTCCATTAACTTCGATGCCCTTACCAAGACGAAGGTGGACTTCCTGCCCCATGAGATCGACGGCATCCTCATGTCCGAGTCTGTCCGGCATGACATATGTCAACTGGTGAAGCAGCACCACAAGAAGAGTCACGGTGTAATCCGCTGCCGGTCTGTGCCCCAGGCAAAGGCCATCAGGGAGATGCTGACCGACCGCTATGGGCTCAAGGTTTCGTGCGTCTGGGGGGAGCAGAACCCCGAGGAGCGAGAGGCCGAGATCAAGAAGTTTGAGAGCGGCGAGAACACTCTCATTACCAATTGCCGGGTGCTTGGGCGCGGCTGGGATTGCCCTCAGGTCAACGAGATTTTCAATGCGGCCCCCACGAAATCGAAGGGCACGTTCCTTCAAGGTCTGGGACGGGGGACCAGGGCACTGACCGGGACCCTAGATGGACTGCACACGGCAGAGGAGAGGCTGGCTGCCATCGCTGCCAGTGCCAAGCCGGACTGGATTTTCCACGACATCACGAACACCAGCCGGTTCCACTCCCCGGTCACTGCCATTGAGATGCTCCTGAGCGGGCCGAAGGAGATCATCGACAAGATCAAGGAGCAAAGCACGGACGAGGAAGTCACGCTGGATGAACTGGATGCCAGCTTGCAGGCCGAGCTTGATGCCCTCAAGGAACTGGAGCGGCTGGAACGCGAGGCCGAGAAGGAGCGGAGGAAGAAGCTGGTCATCGGGGTCACCTTCGATTCCCGGTCCCGTGACCTGTTCGCCCGCCCCGATGCCAAGACTCCCACCGTGCGTGGATTCAGGGTGCCCTTTGGCAGATGGCGAGGAAGGCCCCTGCGTGACCCTGTGGTGCCCTTGTCCTACCTCCAGTGGATGTTGAGGGAGGGCAAGCTGAATGCCATGTGGTCGGCTGCCGTGAAGCAAGAGGTGGATCGCCGTGAGGCAGTGCTGGCAGAGGAGGTGGCCCAATGGTGAAACCAGTCGCAGCATTCCTAGAGGATTTCCGCAAAAGCATACGAGCGGTAGAGAGATTCGCTGCCCTGCTTCGCAGGAAGAACGTGTCTGTCTGGCTGTCACCAACCGAGATGACACCAGACATTGAGTCCCGCATGGATTACGCGGATAGCGGCGACCTGATGCTTCAGCTACGAGCCGAACACAAAGTCAGAACCATCCAGTTCACAAGCAGGGAAGACTTCCCATTCCCAACCATCATCATTGACGAGAAGTACAAGGTGGATGCTAAGGCCAAACAGTCTGCCCTGTTTGCCTACTTCATCGAATCATCTGACGGCCAGTGCGTGGCCTGCGTCTACGGTCACACCAAGCACAGGTGGAAGACCAAGGATGCCTATGACAAAAAGCAGGGGCGAGACTGCACCTACTACGTCGTGCCAATTGAGTGCGTCAGATTTTGCAAGCCAGAGGAAATTTTTCTTTGACCAAACCCTTGACCAAATTTCAGCGGCAGGGTAACGCTGGTCACAACGACACAATCAGCAATAGCAAGGAGAACACAAACGCTTTTGTCTTGGGGGCCCGATCTCTCGCACTGACCCGATCACCCGCCGTGGAGTTGGGCAGCCGTGATAACGGATGGAGTAAGGCAAGGCCGACCGGCAGCGACTGCAATCTGAGGAAGTAACTTGAGTGTTACCTTCGGCTCTAGCTTTCCCGGGTCGCAACTACTGCAACTCCTAACGAAAAGGGAGAGCCCGGGCCCCTGAGACAGAAGCAACAAGCTGTCAGCCGAGAGTGGCTGTCAGGATATGGGGGACGATTAAAGCCCTGAACCGTTCGATGTAGGGGCCTATCCTCAACAGGGTCTAACCCAGAGGTAAGACAGACGGGCGTGACGATGTTCACAAGGCGACAGACGAAGGGCCGGGAGTAGGCAGCAGCCGAAAGGTGCCCGAGGTGGTAGCTGAACCGCTGCTTCCACCGTGCAGTTCGCGTAAAGGTGACACCCAACTCTCTCGTCTACGGGAGGACTGAGGTCGCAGTAAGGAAATGCAGGCAGCTTAGTCTCGCTTGCACAGGGGCAATGAGGTCGTTTTGCAATGGGCTTTAGGTCCTATTTTTTAGGTGCCATTGCCCCCGGTGTAGGCGGGTTAGATGCGACGATGCGGTGTGTGATTCGGAAGAACACCATTGAGAAAGGAAGTTCGATGAGCAAGCACAGGGTAAAGACGAGGTGGAGAGGTTGGCACCACCAACACGGTGGGCAGAGGGACAGCACACCCAAGGTGGTGACGCAGACGGTTAAGTTCGGCCACCCTGATTGGGTCATGCAAAGCGGCAGGCATACGGGCGTGAAGATAAGTGACCTGCCTATGGACTTTCTAGAGTGGGCAGCCAGCAAGATGGGGTGGGATTGGGCAAGAGAAGAGATAGCCAGAAGGTATTCGACCTTGCCTTCCCCAAAGAAGTCTTCTCCCCCACCGAAACCAAAGAAAGAAACACAGACTCGCAATCATTCCGGTGATTACAAAGAGGGCTGCGAATACCAAAGGCTGCGGCTTGAGTTTGACCGTGCTGATGGTGATGCTGACGAGTGCCCTTTTAATACCAATAGTTATACTTACACAGGTCCATCCATTTGCTGGGTTGGTGGGCAGCCTGTCATTGTCCCCAGTGAGTTTCCTAAGGAGGCAGGTCTATGAAGATTCGACACAAGACAGATCGTATGGAGATTGAGGTTGAGGGTAGTGACGTTAAGGAATGTTTCGTGGAGTTGGCCCAGTCCATTGAGGTGTTCTCCCAGAGCGTGTGCGGTGCCTGTCAAAGCCCAGACACCATGCCCACCGTGAGGGAGCGTGATGGAAATTCCTATCACGAAATGCGTTGCAATTCCTGCGGCGCAACCCTTTCGTTCGGGCAGACCCGAGTGGGCAACAAGCTGTACCCCAGGCGTAAGGGCAAGGATGGTTCCTTCCTGAGTGGCAATGGCTGGGTGAAGTGGCAGCAACGCGAGGCAGCACCATCCGCCGCCGCCTTCGATGACGCTTTCTAGTTTGCATCCCGGTTGCCGGACCCGGGCCATCAAATACCGGCATTCAATACACAAGGAGAACCATGATGAAGTGCAAGTGCGGCGATAAGGCAGAGGTCTGGCATGAAGAGGATGGGGTCAACGTCCCCAAGTGCATGGAGTGCTACCTTGAGATCACCAAGGGCATCATCCCCAACCTTGGATGGTCGAGTGACTTCGGTGGTCGCATCGGCCTGACCCCCAGGCAAGCTGCCAAGCTGGAGAGCTAGCCATGCCCAGCAAGAAGAGCGACCGCATCCGCCGCCAGCTAGAAGCCTATGCCCTGATGGCTGAACGCTGTGCCGTGTGCTGGCACCCCAAGTATGTGAAGCGGTGGGGGAAGACCATCTGCCTGCATCACATCGTTGGGCGGCGCGGCCTTGATCCTCACGATCACCGGAATCTTTTACCCGTATGTGAGGACTGCCACCGGCTGCACCATGACGGTGATTCACGCCGGGAGTTGACGCTGGGCCACATCCTCACTGCCAAGCTGGAGGAGGACGGGGAAGAGATGTTCGACCTCGCCTTCCTGTCCAAGCTGCTTCACCGGGCTGGCCTGAAGGAAGACCCCAAGCCGTTGCCAGCATGGGTAGCGGAGGAGCGTGAGAAGAACGCTCGACTCCTGGCATCCCGAGCCCCTTACATGGAGCGAGGTGAGTGATGGACAGAGACAGACTGGCTGAGATTAATCCCGAGATGCTCCTGGCTGATGGCCTTGAGGATGCCCTGATCGGTGTCACCAGCAACCACCACCATCCCCAGGTTGCCGTCTACTCCCATGAGAAGTGCATCAAGATTCTCATGGACCGTGACGGCATGAGTGAGGAAGAGGCAGAGGAGTTCTTTCACTTCAATACCCTTGGTGCCTACGTTGGCCAGCACGGGCCGCTCTTTGTAGCCGAGGTGGGGAATGCCTGAATGCCAAGACAACTGCTGCTGCCGCTGCCGGAATGCAATGAGAAGGATCGTGGCGGATGCACTCGCAAATGCAACAGGTGCAACGCTGTCAAAGAAAACAACCAACCCTGTGTTGTCTGTGGATGTCCCGAGTACCGAGTCGAAAGGAGCTAGTGATGGAACTGATGATGCGCCATGTCGAGCAGTGGGCTATGGACAGGAAGATCATTCCGAACTCTACCCCTATGGCACAGCTACTGAAGACCATGAGCGAGCTTGGTGAACTGGCCGATGCCACATTGAAGAAAGATCAAGACGGGATCATTGACGGACTAGGTGACGTTTTGGTAACGCTCATTATCTATGCCAAGCTCAGTAACGTAACGCTCCCAGCCTGCCTGACGATTGCTTACGACCAGATACGGAACAGGAAGGGAACGCTCACCGAAGAGGGTGTCTTCGTGAAGGAAGGTGATACATGAAACGCAGGGTTGTCTACGTTGGGGGTCCGCTGTGCGGGCGGGCAGAGAAGCTGCAAGAGGATGACCTTGTTGACTACCTGACCTATGACGTTGAGGGTAAGCGGTACACCTACCAGCACGTTCTTCGTCCGGTCACTCAAGGGACACTCCGGGTGCAGCACAGGTACTTGTTCCTGGGGCACAAACCAAAGCTGCCAGCTTGGTTGAAGAAGGCAATGGCCAAGCGAGAGAAGGAGGGTGGCCATGCCGGTGAATAGTCGAGCCAAGGGGGCGCGTGCGGAAAGGTTGTTAGCTCAAACTTTAAGGGAGGTAATGGGATGGGAATCAGCGAGGCGGTCACAGCAGTTCAACGGTTGTGTGGAGGGGGGGGCAGCGGACTTGGTGATAGCGGAGGTTCCGCTTCTCCATGTGGAGAGCAAGATGGTCGAGGCTTTGAGCATTCACCCAACGATGGAGCGAGCCGTGCAAGAAGCTGGCACCAGCAAGTTAGCCGTGGTCTGCCACCGGAAGAAGAGGACAGACTGGCTGATCACACTGAGGCTGACCGACCTGCCCCGGCTGGTGTCGATGCTTTCAAGCTCTATGACACCGGGGCGCGGCGATCCCACCTCACCGAGCGGTACGATCTCGTCCCCCGCATCGGGCTCAAGCGAGTCGCCCTGACGATGGCAGAGGGTGCGGAGAAGTACGGGCTCAATAACTGGGAGCGTGGGTTCCCGGTCAACGACATACTGAACCATGCGTTGGCCCACATCTTCAGCTTCTTGGCTGGCGACCAGTCAGAGGATCACCTGGGTCACGCCGCAGCGAACCTCCTGATGGCGATAGATACGGAGGCCAAGAAATGACTGGCGACATAGAGACACGGCACCTCGACAACCTGACCCTGCAAGGGGGCTGGAGGTTACTGTGCGTGGGGCTCCTGCATGATGCCGCCCAGAAGATAGCCGAGAGCCGCAACCTATTCCGGCAGGCCCGGGGAGTGGAGGCTTTTGCCTGCCGCTCCTGGGCCATGCAGCAGCGGGATGACTGGGCTGCCGCCGAGCGGTGGCTAAAGGGTGGGGTGGGGATAGTGACTATGGAAGATTGCTGCGAACTGTTGCAGGTTTCCCCCGAAGTGGCCCGTAAAAAGATAGAGGAGTACGCGCATGGCAAGCGAAGAAACAAGCCATCCCGAGTCCCCTGGTGAGTGCGTTGACTGTGGCAAAAAGGCCACCGTCAATGTTGACCCATACGGTATGCCGAGTGAAGATGTCCGGTGCCGGGAATGCTATGAATCGCATTGCAGCCGGACGTATCGGGAGGCAACCCATGCGCGCCTGTGACTATGCTCACCCCAGACCAGCAAGCTATGGCCGAGAGGGCCCTGGAGTTTGTGGCCCCGTGCCTGCACTACTTCATGGGGAACTACCCGTGTCTTAGAGAGGTGGTAGACAGGGAGGATTTGGAGTCGGCGGCTAGGCTGGCCTGTGTGATGGCAGCCCGCACGTTCGATCCCGCCCGGGACCCGAAGGCTTACTTCAGTCGGGCGATCATGCACGAACTTCTCAAGTCGTGCCGCACAGAAATCCGTAGTCGAAACGGAAGTGCGTTTAGGATTCAGATAACAGCCATAGAAAGAAGGCTGCCACCAGAGAAGCTGGAAGATGATGCCACCATCAGCGAGATACTGACCGCCCTCCATGCCCTGCCTTCCGAGGATAGGGAGTGGATTACAGAGAGCGTCATAGAGGGGGTCAGTATCCGCAAGATGGCCAAGGCCAAGGGGATCAGTACCCGTCAGGCCGCGAAGCTACTCACCGCGAAGCTGGGGAAGCTACGTCGTGAGGCCGGACTAGCTTTGCAATCCGGTCCTTCCGTTTCTTGACGAGCTTGCCCACCTTCATGTGAGCCTTTGCCTTATGCTCCGACCGGCAGTGGCACTGATAGCCTTCGCAAGGGAAGTTCCTCAGGAAGACAGAGTAGGCCCTGGTGAACCATGACTGCGTGTACTTGCAGCCATTGGCCCGCAGTGTGCCCGCCGCCTTGAGTACCCGCACCGCTTCCGCCACCGAGCGATAGCCCTTGTCACGCTGGTCATAGACCGTGGCCATCAGCCGCCGCTCATCCCAGTCAGGGACTAGCTCGTCAATCATCTTGTCCAGCTTCCAGCCTGGGGGTGGCCGCTTCTTCATCGGTGTCTTCCGCTGCCGCCGGATGACATGGGCTGCCTTCTGCCGGTCGCTCTTTGTGTCCGACTCCCACTGGTTCTGAAGGGCAATGATGCCCGATGAGAACCTTCCGTTGGCGGTGGTGGTGTCGATCATAAAGTCGAGGACGCAGAGGTGGATGCCAGTCTCCTTGAGGAAGTGCGTCGTGTTCTCCCGGTCGCGGCTCGACCGGAAGGCACGGCACATCTTCGCCACGATGATGATGTCACCCGGCTTGACGAGACTGAACACTTCCCTGCCCTTCGGCCTGTTCCGAAAGTCAACGTGGTATGCCGACACACCGTGGTCATGGAACACACCGGCAAGCTCAAACCCTTGAGCCCGCAGGCTGCCCTCGTAGTAGGTGGTGCAAGCCGCAGCCTGCCACTCAGGGCTCAGGTTCTGATCGTCAGTCGAGACACGGGTGTAGATGTATGCCTTCATTCGACCCACTCCTTCCACATAAAAGAAATCCCACGGGCTGTCATTGAATTAAGAGACAGGTAACCCTTGCGTTCCATTGCCTTGAGGTGGCCGACCACTCCATTGGGAGAGCGGATGCGGAACCTTTCTCCAAGCTCCCGAATCGACGGCTGAAATCCATTGAGGTCAATGTGTCTTGCGATGTACCTGAGTATCTCTTCCTGACGTTCAGTCAGCGGGTCAAGCTCTTGCTTCCACGGGTTGGTCATGGTCAGTTCCTTTCTCGGTGTGCGCGGAATCTTCTCTCTTCGTACTCATGCGGTAGGTCGTTGCAAAGCTGCTTCAACTCAGCTTGCTTAGGGTCCTTCGCGTCGAGGTATCGGTAGCAGGCGATAGCCAGTTGGTAGAGCCGGTACTCCAGGGAGTTGCGGTCCACCGGGGCTACGCTCCGTTCTTCGTATGGGTCTGTCATGCTGCCCTCCTAGGAAAGAGTCGCTCGTCATAGTCAAGGAACGCCAGGACAAAACACACCACCTCAACTGCCACTGCCCAGCCAGCGAGGACGGCAAACAAATCCTTGCTGGCGGAATGCCCAGCCAGGATGAGGAACACGATCATCGCGGCAGTCACCTTGACCCGCTGCCGGTAGGTCGCACCATCGTTGGAGGTGGAGAACGTAGTCCACCAATAATATAAGTACGCAATCTCAATGAGTGCGATCATGTCACCCTCGCTTTCATGGTTGTCTTGGCTGCCTTCCGCATGGCTTCCTCCACTGCGCCTCGTTCCAGAGCCCCGGCCTTCATCACTACGACTGCGAATCCCTTCAGCCTAAGGGCACGAATGAGTTCTGATTCCGTTCGTGCCATCCCGGCTCTGTAGCTGTGCTTGTAGAACATCACTTCCTCCTTGGTTGTTTCTTCCTGAACACTTTCCCCAGCCGGTATGGCCTGCCGATAATCTCAGGGCTGGCAGTCTTCCTCTCCCCTGTCAGATGCAGCACCGCACTGCACCCATCCCTATCCCGTGCCTGGATGAAGTCATATCCATCCGCTTGGCAGTAGGCGATGAACTCAAAGGGTCCGCGTGATGCCAGTGGCACGGCAGTCCCATCGGCTAACTGGTAGACCGGCCCGCCCTTCGCGGTGAATCGTGTCCCCGGTTTCAGTAGCCGTCGCTCGCTCATTCGGTATTCGGTCAGCCTGTTCATGTTCGTTCCCCTTGTGGCCAGCGGGGCGAGGAGCAACGCACTCCCCGCCCCGCACTGCCTTGTGACTAGACCGCCATCGTCATGGCCAAGTGCTGGGCCTGAAGAACCTTCGCGTCCGACAGAGCCATGATTGCCCGGTCGAAATCACCCGGCTTGCCCTTGCGGCGGGAGTCATGCTGGATGAATCCCTGTACCGCATTGAACGCGGCCCATGCACTGACTTCCTTGATTGCGGTGGGTTCGCCCAGTGCAATCTGCTCACGCATCAGCCGCCGCACGATCTGCTCAGTGCGGTTGCGGTGCATGGTGATCGACCGCTCCGTGGCACTCTCAAGCGGAGTGCCGTAGATGCCGTCGAGGAAATCAGCCAGCCGCACCTTGCGGTCAGCCATCTCCTTGATCGCCACCTCAAGGTTGCCCACCCCACTACGCAGCGAGTGGAAGTCTTCGATGAGGTCTTCCATCTTGGAGCGAAGGGAGTAGGTGTGCCTGATCCGCACCGAGGTTCCCGCCACCTTCTGGAAGATGGCGAGGTTGCCGCACACCACCCGGAACAACCCGATGGTGGCAGTGAAAGCCTCGCCATAGCGGGCCGTCACGATCAGCCGGGGGAACACCGTGTCGTTCTTGTGAACGGTAAACAGATGCTCCTTGGTGGGCTGGATGGAGACATAGTGTCCATCTCGGAAGCCCAACTGAACGTCGCCGCACTCACCCAGCACCGGCTCGCTCGCTTCCACCAAGGCACAGATGTCATCGGTGGTGTGAAGCTCGTAGTTGGCACTGACCGCAGGACCGAAGCAAGCTCCCGTGTCATTTCTGAACAGGCCACAGTGGGGAGTGGGCCGCATGTCCGGGGAGAACAGCGACTGCTTGGTCACATCGGGGAAGAAGTTGCGGACACGCTCGACAATCGAACTATTCAGAGGGGTCATGGTCATTTCCTTTGGGTGTGAAAACAAAAAGCCCCGGACAGCGAAGTGCTGCCGGGGCCAAGTCCATCGTTGCTACTAACCAACAGGGCGAACTGTTCTCCGAACAGTAACGCACACACACGATACAGTATACAAGCGTATACGTCAATTACCTGAACGGATTGTTGTCGATGAGGAAGTTCCCCGTCTTCTCGCGGTAGTCATTCTGCAACCGCAGGGTCCGGGTCTGTTCCTTCATCATCCGAATGCGGGCACCTCGCTCTGCGTACTCCATAGGGTCGCCGCCCCATAGGTAGTTCGCTTCCTTCTCCCGCTGCTCACGTTGCCATTGCTGGTTCTGCCATGCCTGTTGCTGCATGGCTTCCGCCTTGTTGAAGTAGCCCCATCCTGGCACGGGGTACTGACCGAACGCTGTGCCAGCTACCAGTGCCAGCACCAGGGTCATCGTCGTTCTCATCGCTCGCCTTCCTTTCCTGCCTTGTGTTTCTTCGTAATCTCATCCGCCTCTGAACGAGTCTCGCACTTTGCCACAAGCCATGAATTTCCGATGGCTGTGTCCCTCGCCCACACCTCAAACACACCGACAACCTCACCCCGTGCCGAGCTTTCGCTCAGTCGGTGCTGGGTCTGGACGGTGTGATAGATCACCTTGTGTCCGCTCATCAGCCACCTGCCTTTCTTGCTGCCTCATCGTGCAGCATATGGTTGACCTGTCGAATCACTTCCTCTTTCGTTGCTGACTCCACGTTCTCCCGCTGTGCCTCGTTCAGTGCATACCCACGGAGATCATCACCCAATGCCTTGGCACACAGTGCGGCACCAAGTAGGTCGCCGTGCTGCGCCGCCTCATCGGCCAGTTGGTTGACACGCTTGCGCCAACGAGCATCCCGCTCCCTGCCACTCTCCTCGCTCTGCCACATCACTCACCATTCCTTTCGATTGCTTCCGCCCACTTCACGATCTCTGCCACCTTCGCCGTGTTCACCCACCGTAGGTGATCGGCATCATCTGCCCATGCGTCATCCATGATGGTTGCCATGCGCCTGTGCAGCAAAGGGCTGTTGAGACACCGGAGCCGAGCATTGCTATACGGCAGTGCCAACTCCCATGCGACAACGGAATGCCCAACCCGCCACCCGTCACGCTTGCTCATCACTCGTCCTCCGTTGAGAAACTCACAACCTCTACCTTGTCGCCAGCTTGAAGCGGCAATCGCCAGTCGGTTGCCTGCTCGTTGCACAGGTACACCGCACAGTCATGACGCGCCAGCCAGTCCACGCCTGACACCACATAGTCTTCGTCGTTGAAGCGAATGCGGTCGCCCACATTCAGTTCGCTAACCTTTTGTGTCTGCATCACTCACCTCCTTCACTGGTGGGTAGGTCGAACGACAACAACTTGCCGTCGATGAATGAACCTTTCATACGCCCCGTCGTGATCTCCCAGGCGTCGGATTGCGAGGCGGAAAAACCTGGAGCCACATACAGCTTCACGCCCACCTCCTCGCCAGCCGCACCAGTCTCTATCGACAGACCGTAACAACCCACCCGCTCCTTCAGCCGTGCCGTCGTGGTGAAATACGGAACCATTACACCTCCCTTGTTAGTCGAACCCCGATCCACAACTGGCCCCCGTGTCTCAGTCAAGGGGGTTGGCAGTGGGCCGCAAGCTAGAAGGGCACCACCTCCGCACCGTGAGCCTCGTCATACGAACGGGCACCCTCCGCTTCGGAGAGGAGAGCGTTGGCCAGTGCAATCAAGTCCTCCCTCCACAGAGGGCGACCAATCGTCACCTTGTTCCCGCCCCACGCCTTGCCCTTCACCCGCATCGCGGTGTACCCCTTGGTGTAAGCCACCAAGCTGATCCCGGGCAGCACCTCGACTGTCCGCTTGCCCTCGTCCACCGGCAGCTTGCCGGTGTAGCTGACCGGCTCGTCGGGCACAGTCTCGTCCACCACCACCACCGCCGGGGCAGTCCGGGTGATGGTCACCTCGACCGCCCGCTTACCCTTGCCCACCGTCTTGGCCTTGGTCACAGTCTCGCCAGCCGCAATCGCCGCAATGATGTCGCTCGTCGCCATGTCAAAGTTCCTTGTGTCAAAAGAAAAACCCCCGGCGGAATTGCCGAGGGTCGATACCAACCAACAGGGTGAACTGTTCTCCGAACAGTCGTGCGTCACTCACTACACATGAGGGACAGCACCATCAGGCCCGCCACTAGCAAGGCCCATAGGTTGTCACTCACTCACCCCTCCCTTCTGCCTTGTTGATTGCTGCGTCTGCTGCATCCATCAGGTTGTCGTAAGACTCGGCATCGTCGCCGCTGAAGTTGATGCCGAATATCTCTTTGGTATCGTTGGCATAGTCAATCGCCATGCGAACCACAGCCAGCAACTCAGGGGCAGCGGCAGCAAGGCGGGCATCAGCTTCCGATTGCTCTGTCTTTCGGCCCCCGCGAACAAACAGGCAATGCCAAGTGTTGGCGAACTCTTTGGCGGGTGCAAAGAAAGCCCAGTCGCCAGTGCCCAAACGCTTGTTGCCTACGCACCAAGTCGCCCTCCACGGTCCCGGTGTATGTTCAGCCATTGTCCATCTCCTTGATTACTTGTTGAAGTTTCTCGACCAGTTGAAAAGTCTGGTGCTGGTACGTCAGCACCCGATCCTTTTCCTTGGCATCTCGCCAGCCGTTGGCATTGCAGTCAGCGGCAACGCTTTCCCAGTGTTGCAGTTCTGCAATGGCACTCTTGACGAGGATGCCAAGCTCACCCCTCGTTAGTTCAACCGTCGTTTTCATGGTCATTCGTCACCTCGTTGTGTAGTGAGATGTGTGTTCAGTCAGCCGCCAGCATTTCTTGGGCAGACCCAAAGGTTCTCGTCAACGTACCGGCGAAGGTCAGCGAGGTTGCTGAACGTGCCCGCCGACAAGCAGCCGACAATCCAATACGGCCCGCCGTGCCCGCCGTCATAAACAAAGCCCCTGTAGTTCCGCAGTTCACTGCTTTTCCCGAGAATCATCGTGCGTTTCCTTTCGTGTGTGTAACTCAAACGATCCCCAACTCTCCCCTCTGCTCTGAACAGAGGGGGTGGCAGGGTGCCGTCACTCGTCATCCAAGGCGGGCAGCAAGCCTTCCTTGTCGGTGGCCTTGGCGATGTCGCGGAACCACTCCTGATCCTCCCGGTGCATGGACGGGTACTCACTCAGGAGGTCCGTGAAGAACCCCTCCCGGCCCTCGTATGGGCTGCTGTAGAAGGACTCCAGAACGGTGCATTCCACCATTGCCACCTGAAAATCCTCGTTCGTGAGGAAGACGTTGCCGCTGTTGCTGTTGAAGGCAATCTTCACGCCGTCCTCGTTGAAGTCATCCGGCAGACCGCCGGTTTCCCATGCCTTGAGGATTTCCAGCACCATCCGCCGCTCCCGGGCACCGGAGAGGAAGTCGGCCAAGTTTTCCGTGTAACCGTCAGCCATCGTTGCGTTCCTTGTGGGTGTGAAAAAGAAAAGCCCCCGGCGAAGTGCCGAGGGCCGTCATCCAAACCAGTACCAACCAACAGGGTGAAACTAGCTCCGCTAGTTCGTGTGTGTGAGAGCCTCAATCGCCCGGGTTACGGGCTCATTGATCGACTGAAGCGTGTTGAGAATTTGCTTCTCGTCAATCAGTTCATTGGCAATTTCTGTCAGCCAATCGTCGTTGTCGCCAAGGTGGCACTCGTTCCCCCATAGGGAGCCGAGGTGGGCCTTGATCGTGCCATCGTGCGATTGCAGGGACAGCACAACCCCCACGAAATACCACTCGTCCTTCTGCCACCGCTCAATTTGCTGCTCGTCATAGCAGTCAAAGTCTGACGGCTGGCATTGATCGTCGAAGACGATGGCGGCAACGAGCTTCATCTTTTTCGTAACGTCTGCCGTGATCGTGTCTCCGATGCAGGCATACTTGCCGAATTTCTGGTCGAATTTCATGGTCGATCCCCTTTCGTGTGTGTAACCAACGATCCCCAATGTCCCCCTCCCCGAAGGGAGAGGGTGGTTGGATACCGTCAGTTCCCGGTCAAACTCCGCAGCGTTTGCTTGACTGAAGCCGCGTAGCCGTCCACCGCCCGCTGTGCGGCAAGCAGACGTTGCTCTTCCTTGTCGGCCTGTTGCTTTGCAATCCGGGCCAAACGCTCTGACCGATCCCGGTCTTCGTCGGCTTTGACCCGTGCGTGGTAGGAGTCCCAGACTGAGGGCACGATGTCGCACCGAACGCCAGACTCAAAGTCAGGCACAAACGGGGTCAGGGCATCTTTGAGATACCCTTCGGGCAGGTTGCCCACAAAGGTCTTGAGAAGGTCAATTTCTTCCTGCTTCGTCATGGTCGCTCTCCAAGGGTGTGAACAATCGAACCAGAGCGACAAGTGGGAATCGAACCCACTTTGCGGTCAACCAACGTCGCTGCCATCCAACAGGGCGAAATCAACTCCGTTGATTACGCACACGACCCGCAGCGTCGAAGTGTTCCATCTCGTATGCTGCGATGCCGATTTCGTCAGAGTTTTCGCAGGCCCATTCCACGATGAAGGCCGGGAAAAGGTCGCTGTTGTCGCTCTCGCGGCCCGTCCGCATGGTGTAGCCATACGATTCCGCCGCCGCCGTCAGGAAGGAAAGCAGGCTTTCCATGCCCTCCCGTTCCGTTCCGCCCTGGCAGCCAGACCGCAGGTCACGTTCCCGGTGAATAAAACCCCGGTCGATAAACTGCGTTTCCCCCTGCTTGTCGGTGTAGGAATAGCCCTCTGGGAAGGCAATCGACACCTCGTAGCAAGTGCGGCCCTCGTAATCCCGATCCTGCCCGCAGACCGTGATGGTAACGTCGCCAATCGTCAGTGTTTCAGCCATTGTGATGCCCCTTGTGTGTGTGTAGCCATCTTCAGTGCCCGCATTACGGACAGACCGGGTTTCCCCGGTTTCGGCTTGGTTACTCCGCGTGGATTTCCCCATCGGGGTAGACGGTCGCATACACCAGCCCGTCAAAGGCGTTGTATTCCGGCCCGTCGAGGTAATCCTCCCCGCACTGGGTGAACCGGCGACCGTCGCCCTCGTCAAGCTCAATGACATAGCGGGTTTCGTTGTTGTGGATCGCCCATGACAAAGCGTTCCGTTTTGCGGTGATATAACCCTCGCTGTCGTGATGCCGTGCCATTGTTGTGGCTCCCGTTTTGTGTGATCGAACCCGTAACCAGTGCGGTTCCCCGGAGTCGAACCGGGGAAAGGCTTCCGTCAGCCAACCGCCACCATCCAACAGGGTGAACTCTCCTCCGGAGAGTCAGGCGGGCGTCAGTCCAGATAGGAACGCTCCGCGTCGTCCATTGCTTTCGTCTTCGTGGCGAATGGGCCGAATGGGTCAGAATCGGGCAGGCAACCGGGGACGCAGGTCCACCAGTACCAACCGGCGGGGAGGGTTTCGCCGTCTTCGTCAGCCCAGCAATCGCCCTCGCAAACCCGCACACCGTCGAACTTGAAGATTTCGACCGTGCCGATGATGTCCTGATCGTCAGTGATGATGTCGTGGTACATGTGTGATCCCTTTGCGTGAAGAAAAGAAAACCCCCGGTGAATCAACGTGATCCACCGGGGGGGCCGAGTAACCCCATCGGCCAATTTGGGGTGATGCCAACCAACAGGGCGAACTCCACTCCGTGGAGTAGGCGGGCGTGACTACAGCGTGTGATAGCGGTCGAATGGAGTGTCCGAATGCCCCCGCAGGCCGAAGTCGGAAATGAACCAAGCCCCGTCGCGTTGATAGACCCGCTTGTTGATGCCGATGCCGCTCAGAAGGGCATTGATCCGGCTTTTGGTGGTCGCAGTCTTCCACCCACAGTGGTCGATGGTCACACCGTGGAACGTCCCGTCAGGCTTTCGCCCCGCCGCCCAAGCAATCGCATTCCCGTGCAGTTCCACCCGAAAGCCACCCGTCACCATGACCCGGGCCACAGTGTTGCCAGACCGAAATGGTCGCCCCGCTCTCACCGCATCGCATAGCCGTTGCTCAATGACTCGCATTGCATCGCTCCCCGATTGTGGATGCCGCATCGACCGGAGTGGTCGATTGCCGACACCAACCAACAGGGCGAAATCTCCTCCGGAGATTCCAGGCGCACGCACACACGAAAGACAGCGCACGCGAGAGGGCAGGAAAGCACCGCACACCCAAGCACGAAAGACACCGCACAGGCCCAGGAGGAACCGCACGGGCAAGCCCAGGAAAGCACCGCGCAGGCACCCAAGCACGATGGCCGATTCCGATCATGGCCTGACCGATACCAGCCAAACCATGCCAGATACCGGGCAGAAAACCATGCCGACAATGATGGGGATGGTGATCGGGATGGGGATGATAGTCAGCCGAAAGGGGTGTAATCTGCCGAAAACTTGCCACAGTGTTCCACGGGGCAACGGTTCCCCCACGGTTCCCCACGCCCGCCCGCTGGAATGCCCGGGAAGGCCCGTGGCTGCGGTTCTGCGGGCTTGCGGAGGCTCGCGGCTACCCCCGCACGGGCGAAGAAACGCGGGCTTGTGATCGCGTGTGCGGGCTCCCGGGCCCCCCCGCGCCCCCGCACCTATCTGTTAGTTCCCCCCCTGGACTTTTTCCCCATCCAAGAACTGGATTACACCCCTCCCTGCCAGAAACCAGTCAGTCTGCGTCTTTCCCCACAAGAACCCGGATCATCATGCACACCATGCAGAAGCTGCCTGTGGCCACCATCGCGGTGATGCTCACCACCAGCACCACGGAACAGATTTGCAGGATTGCGGAGGTCATGTGAGCCTCCCCAGTAGCTTCCTGATGGTGAGAGAGGCTGCCCGCAGCGGTTCGCACTGTTCCTCTGAGTGGCCCTTCTGGAGTCCTCTTCTGGCAGTCTCGGAGAGGTTCATCCATGCCAGTGTGAGTGCAGCCCGCTCCTCTTCGGTGAGGGTGGGCAGGAAGTAGAGCGGAGCCAGGGGCAGCGGTTTGTCCTTGTCGCCAAACCTGCAATCGTCGGCCATTGCTACTGCCTCTTCCTTCTGATGGGCCGCATAAGCCTCGTACACCGACACATCGTCAGGCGGGCCAATGGTTACGGCCCATGCCACTGGGTCAGTCATTGTGGTTTCTCCTTGGGGGGCAGTTCCTTGACTAGGGTGCATGGCAGTCTCTCTTGGAGGGCTTTGATGAAGGGGTGTTCGGGGAGGGGCACGGGGTCATCGAACGCTGCCAGGAGTGCGGCCCGTTCCTCTGGGGTGATCATGCCTGTGTCCCCATATACAGCGAAGTGAACTAACTCAGCCTGAAACCGCATTCTGTGCATGAGTTACACGGCGGGCAATGGTCAGTGGACAGTAGACAAGTCACTTGTCCATTGCTTGTCCAAAGGATTGCCCGCCTCTCTGAAGGTGTTTGTAATCAGGGCGGTTCGATTACACCCATTAGGAGACACGTTCATGGGCAGGCCGAAGAACAGTCCGGTTTTTGATCAGATCACGAAGGATCGTCACCGGGAGTCTGATCGGGAGACTTACCATGAGCGGATGCGGGTGCTGCGGATGGACCCTGTGGCTCACAAGGAACACCTAGCTGCCAAGGCTGCCTACATGAAGGACTACCGGGCGCGTAAGAAGCGGGCCAAGGGTAATCAAGCCGGGACATAAGTAGGGCATGGAACCCGCCCGCTTCGTTGTTGACCTGACTTACGCGATGGTGTGCTACCTCGCCTTTGTCGTGGGTGGCGTTGCGCTCGTAGGTGGGATTGCCGAGCTTTGGTTCCGGTGGAACGAGAGGAAGGGCGACTGATGGCTCGCAACGTAGACAATCTTCGGAAAGTCTTGCAGGCCCCCGCCCGCGTCCTTTCCATACCAGAAGCGAACGACCTGCGGCTGAAGAACTACCAGAACGCCAAGCTGATTGACGATTACGCTATTGAGAACCCCCGCCCCATGTCGGCAGCGGAGAAGGTTGTCGAGGAGCGGCTGGATGACCGGAACTACACGACTGGTGGGGACTTGGCTCCCATGTCGGTTGCCCGTGAAGCCATTGCCGCCACGGGTGATCCAGATGCCTCGACCGTAACCAACAACGCTCTCTTTGAGGCCATTAAGGCTGAAGGCAAGAGAACGAATATGTTTCGGGACACCCTCACTGGTGATTCCCCGACTTACACCTACCCGGGAACGATCCATACCTCCAAGAAGCCAGACTTTGCTGATGGAGCTATGGGTTTCTCTGAGGATGTTGCCGTTACGCGGACAACTCCCTGGAGGATGCTGGATGGAATCACCGGCAATCGCCCCCATTCAGACCGCATCGTAGGTCGGCAGATGGACCGCAACCTCCCTCACGGCATGGGGAATGCGGAGATATACCACCTAGATGACATCCAAGAGCAAATGAATCGCCCGTGGATGGTTTATCGGGGCCAGAAGGATGGGTTTGACGAGTCTACTTCCCAAGGGTTTGCGGACATGGCAACCCAGTCCATCTTCCTGAATCGCAGCGGCGATCAGATGGCGGCTGGGAAGTTTCAGCCTGTCACCAGGGGGATCAACGTAGCCCAGCATGAAGGAGGTGGGCACGGTGTCCTTCATCACTCTGTGCCCAGCTTTGATTACATCCTGCGGCAAAGCCATGAGAAATTGCGTGGTAACCCCCTAGAGCGGCCCGCGATTGGTGACATCAACCGTTCTCTCCTGACCACTCCTGAGGCTAGGTATTTGTCTAGCAACGGGCTGGAGATGGGGAATCTCCTGTTCCACACGAAGCGGCTCATCGAAACCGTTCAGCCGGGGATGCGGGATGTTGGTGCCACCCAGGCCACACTCGACAACGTGTTGGAGTACATCCGCAACTACAAGATGACTGGGCGTGATCCGATCATCAATCTTGAAGGCCACCCCAATTACGGCTCTCCCGCTCATGGTCTTGAGAAGCAGATTGAGACTTTGCAGCAAATCATGAAGGCCCACGGGCCGGACGGGGCGAATGACTTTGAGACAAACATGAACTTCAAGACTAGCTCCACCAATCCCAGCCTACGGACGGCATTACTCGCATGACACCTGAAGAAGCACTCATTCACGCTTACGAGGCGGATATTGCCCGCCTTCCCCAGGAGCAGCAGCTTAGGTTCAATGCGCAGCGGATGGCGGCTGACCACATGGCTGGCAAGACCACGCCTGAGTTGAAGAGATTCCGCCACAACGTGACGGTTGGCCACCCGAGCTACGATCCGAAGACCGAAGGTGAGCGGGCCCTCCAAGAACACATGCTCAGTGGGTACACGGGCCAGCCCTGGACTCCAGATCAGCATCGTGCCCTTGGTGGGCGTGACCCAAATTCCTACGAGTTCTCCCCCGGTGCAAAGTTCCTTGCAGATGCTGAGTCCAGGGCGAGGCTGCACGATGACATAGCCAGGGCGAGAGGAGCCGTAGCGGCACCCCCGTCCCGTGGAATGTCCTCTCCCGGCGGTTTTATCCCCCAGTTCTCCCAGTATCAGAGTTCGGATGAGGACGTTCGCAATGCTGCACTTGCCCAGGCGGCGCAGCATTACGACAACGCTATCGTCCGCAAGAACTCCTCCATGAACCCCCTCCGGGGAAGTCCGATCCAGTCCTATGACCCCAGGCCCTACCGGCACACTGACCCCGAAACAGGTGAGCTAGGGGAAGAGACAGGTCAGCCAGCGGGGTTCATCGAAGGGCTCGACCTGAACCGAGAGATGCAGAACCCTGAGAACCCGATTGGCAGCCTGACCACCAAAGCATCTGGTGCTGTTTCTGACACGTTGAGTCTCCTGGGGACTGCCTTGCTCCGCAAGACTGATGCGACCAATGTTCTTGGTGACGCGGCGACTCGCGTTGCTGGATCAGACTTCAATCGAAACAGCCCCGTCTTGGCTAAGGACAACGGCTGGCGGGCCAACGATGCTCTTCTCCAGCAAGGACGAGCCGCCCACAAGGGCTCAGAAGGCATGAGTGCTGGCGACACTTTCCGGGGTGCCATCGGTAATCACATTCTCCCAGAAAGCTGGAACGGCCAGATTCCCTACGTTCAGCCCCTAATCAATGCAGGAATCAGCTTTGCCAACGGAATGGGCGACGGCATTGGTGCGATTGGTGCGACCAGGGCGGTTCCGAATATGGTCCGCAGTGCGGCGAGAGGTGTCGCCAGGACGGGTGTCCCGCTTGCCACTTCGTTTGCCAAGAGTACGGCTGATGACATTACTCGCCACTTAGCCACGCACCCGACCTACGGGGGCCGAATGCGGGCTTACAACTATGACGAGCTAGTGGACATCAGCAATGGCGTAGAGCTTTTTGGGGAACTTGCCACCCGCGACACCCGCAGCAACTCCCAGTGGGACATGCACCAGAAGTACGAGGAAGACCAGCGGCAGAAATCCATTAAGACTCTTGAGGGACTGAATGACCAGATCGTTCGGCCCAAGTCCACAGTAACCAACGTAGGCAAAGCGATTGCCCCTTACGCGGCACCTCCCTTAATGCACACGGGGAATGCTTTATCAAAGGCTGGCAACTGGCTTGGCGGATTACTCTCCAAGTAATTACTCCGCGTAACTATTGCCCGCCGCCAGACCCTTGACACAATTCGGTGGTCTTACTTCTTAAATGGAGGCCACCATGTCAGAAGACATTGAGCAGAATTCCGTTCCCGTTGAGAATGATGCTCCTGTTGCGGACTCGCAGCCGGAATCGCACTCCGCTCCCCAGGCTGAAGTCGCACACTCGCCTTGGGACAGCTTCAAGCAACTGCCCCAGTTCCAGGGCCAGGATGACCGGGCAATAGCAACGAGCCTCTATCAGGCTATGCAGCGGGAGCAAGCTGCCACCCGCCAGTTGCAGCAGTACCAGTCGATCATGCCGATTACCCAGGAGTACATCTCCAATCGGCCCCAGTACCAGAAGTGGCTTGAATCCCAGCAACAGGCGCAGCAACAGCCCCAACAGCAAGCTCCGCAGCAGGCTCCACCCCAGGCCAAGAAGTGGTGGAACCCTCCAGAACTCAAGGATTCTTACAAGCGTTACCTCACCAAGGACGAGAGTGGCCGGGATGTAATCCATCCTGATGCCCCGTATGACGCGAGGCTGGCTCTCTCTGAGTGGCAGAACTACCGGGCCGACTTTGCCCAGAAGTTTCTGAGTAACCCAGAGGATGCCATTGGTCCGATGGTTGCGGAAATGGCTCAAAAGCAGGCTCAGGAGATTATCCAAGAGCAGCTTGCCACCCGCGACCGCGAGGCTTATGTCGATACTTTTGAGAAAGAAAACGCTGACTGGTTGTATGACCAGAACACAGGTAGCGTTTCACCGGCTGGATTACTACTCCATAAGTATATAGACGAAGCAAGAGCGAGAGGTATTCCGCCCGGTAAGGATCGGGCTGACTACGCGGTTGAGAAGGTAGAGCTTGAGTTGTTCCGGCAACGGTACTCACTTGACTCTGCCCCACCCCAGCCGCAGTACCAGCCCCAACCACCCCAGGCGGCACCGCCAGTGCAGCAAGCCCCCGTGGCCCAAGCACCAGCACCTCAAGACCTTGCACAGCAAAACATGAGTTACTTGCGCCGGGAAGCCAGCCGAAATCCAAGTCGGTCAGCCGGTGCCGCCAACAACGATCCGCGACAGCCGAAGCAGAAACTTACTTTTGAGCAAATGTTGGCGGAAAACCTTAATGCCGCCGGTTACATCTGACCTAGGAGAGCCAAATGGCTAATAGCACTGACTGGGCCCGCGTTATTCAGACTACGATCCAGAACTACCTTCGGGAGACTGAACAGACCACGTTCCGTCGCTTTAAGGTTTTCGCCATGCTGGAAGGTTCCGGCAATGTGGTGATGAACAGTGCTGGCCTTAATCTCAACTGGCAGGTCCGTATGCGGAACCAGCCGGTGTCTGGTAACAACGGTGAGACTCCCCGAGTCTTTGCCCGTCAGAATCTCTTCTCGACCGCGACCCTCCCGTACCGTGGGTATCAGGTCACGGATTCGATTTACAAGCGTGAAATGCTTGAGAACCGTGGTCAGGCCGCACTTATCAATGTCGCTGGTGGCATGGCCACGCGGCTTGAGGAGTCGATGAGCGAGCATCTGTCCAAGGAAATCTATATCGACGGTAACAAGGCTGGTAACGAACTTCGTTTCCACGGTCTTGAGTCCATGTTCGCCATCGACGGTACGGTCAACATCACCGATGGTAGCAAGCGGACTGCGAACCCTGACGATCCGTTTGGCTGGCCATCCGACAACTACGCTGGACTCAGCACTGGCCTTGGTGCCGTGGCTGGCTCGCAGCTTGAGGGTTCGTGGCCCAACGGTGTGGCCGATCCGGAGTATGACCACTGGTCGCCAATCGTGGTCAACTACACCAGCCGTTACTTCAAGGGCAAGAAGGCTGATGGCACGGATTCGTTCACCTGGGATGATCAGTGCGTTCAGGCTGTCCGCGAGGGCATTCAACAGGCAAAACGCAATGATACTAAGGAGAGCCAGATCGACATGGTGGTGCTTGATCGTAAGCTGTACATCAGCTACATGAACAAGCTCGACAGTAAGGAGCGGGCTCTCATCTCCAGTAACACTGGTCTGAAGCAGTATGGGTTTAATGACTCCTTCATGCAGGACGGCTGCGACGTTACGACTGAGTATGCCGTTCCGGCAGGCTGTGGTTACGGATTGTCAGTCGCCAACATGGAACTGTACTGCATGGAAGGGAACCTCCTGACAAGCGAGGGCCCGTTCTATAATGAGGATACACAGGCGTACAGGTACGTCGTGAGTGTTCTCGGGAACATGAAGCTGAAATCCCCGCGTAACTTCTTTAAGCTGCAAGCGATTGCCTGATCCCAACCCTCACCTGAAAGTAGAAATCAATGTCCATTATCAGTGCCGATCCTTGGTTTGGCCGGGGTCAGACTCTCGGTGTTACCGACCCGACTCAGGGTGGTGCCGTCGTTGGATCGTCCAAGGTGTTCACCGACACCGACCCCCGGACGAGCAATGCCGGTTCGTTCCTTAGTAACCGTCTGGTGACCTGCATCGCGGTTCGCAACACCTCGACTGGCCCCCTTCTCGCGGGGCAGGTCGCCAAGTTCAAGAAGAGTGCCATTCTTGAAGAGGTGGACGGTACTGCGGCTGCGGTGGCCGACGCTCCGATTGGTGTGGTTGACGAGTATCTCCCGCCCGCAGGTGTTGCCGTTGGTGACATCTTCTGGCTGGTGACCGTTGGCCCGACTGCCATCATGACCTCGGCTACCTTTGCCCCCGGTGCGCTGGTGGGCATCGGTGCTGGTGGTACTGCGGCTGTTGGTGCGGCTGGCACTTCGATTGGTGTTGCGATCTCGCCCGTTGTGAAGGGCAAGGTTCGGACGCTCGTCAACGTGCAAGCTGGTAGTTCGGTGGTGCCGGTGACGAAGGGTGCCGACGAGGAAGCTCCTGCGGCGGAGGACGCTGCCGTCGATCCGGCTGCGGCTCCTTCCACGGCTGTTGAGCCCGTGGTCGAGGTTGCCCCGGCCCCGGTGGTCGAGCCGGTTGTTGCCCCGGAAGTTGCTCCGGTGGTGGACCCGGTTGTCGATCCGGCTGTCACGCCTGAGCCCACTGTCTGACCAACCCAAGAATGGAATCCCTAGCAATCACCGCTGGGCGGATTGCCATTCTGGTTGGCCTAGTGCTTGCGATCTTCGGCTGGCGGGATGAGCCCAAAGCTCCCCGCCAGCCGAAATCTTTTCAGCCCTACCAACTGAGGACAGAACCAACTCAAGTCCGGCTTCCTGACCCACCCCCGCCCAAACCCAAAACTGTGTCGGTGCTGGTCAAGCCGGACCTTCCCTTTGTCACTGGAATCTGCCCGCCCCTCAGGAAGCCAACACCGCAGAAGTGCGACGTTCTGACTGACCTCTACTGCCGCCTGGAGAACCCTCACTACTGGGCTGACCCCACAGAGCCCGGTGATCTGGTGACCTGGGCGCACGAAATGAATCACGGGGTGAGCAACCGACTTCACGCTAGCACGGTCAAACACGGCATTTATGTAGGGAACGGCAAGGGGATCGTCCTCAGGCACCCAGATATCACCATCGAACAGGTAGCCAACACGGTCCCCAAGAACCAGCGGGGGCCGATCTACAAGCTCTACATGGTCGAGCAACGGAAGGACTGGAACAAGAGTCCGATCTATTTGCTGGACGAGTGGAATGCCTACATCACGGGAACTATTGCCCGCCGCCAACTTGGATGGGAGAAACGTAGCGAGACTGAAGACTTTGCCAGGGAGATGGAGAGGTACTGCCGGGTGATGTTGTCCGTGGTCAAGAAGCGTGACCCCGATTACGCGGACATCCAGAACCTCTCCAACTTCATCGAATGGCAGTCGGACAGATTCGCCTCCCTAACAAAGGAATAAGATGGACTGGGCCACACCACAGAACCTGATCTTGATCGTTGGCGTATTGCTCCTGACGAGCCCGTTTGTCACCAAGACAATCAGCTTGTGGCTGTCCTCTCTCCTGTGGAAAAGAAACCGAGAACAGTCCCGTGAGATCGGAACGGTGATTCAACTACTGGAACTCAAGAACAGCCTGGAGCGACAGGGGTGTGATGTTGCGGCCAATGTAACCCGGGACCTTGTGTATGCGGTGATCTACGATGCCAAGCCGCCAGAGAAGATGGAGAAGTTCAAGCTGGAAAGTAATCCAAAATGACTCCGCTGAGAGCGGCATTCGGATTGGCTATGGCAGCCTTTGCGTTGCTATGTCTCAACCAAGTTGTTCCCCTACTGATACCCGATGAGCCCGCAGCTTGCCCGCCTCCCAAGAAGGTAGTCAAGAAGGCCCTGCCAATCGGAAATGTTTACGAGATGAAGGTAATCCAGCTAACAAATGACTTCCGAAACAAACATGGCCTGAAGTCGTTAATTCCTGACCCGGCCATGATGAAGTTTTCTCGCAACTGGTCGGGGGTCATGGCTAACGGCAGGATGGTTCATAGTCGCGGTCCTTACGGCGAGAACATTTGCAAAGGTTACGCAACACCAGAGGCGGCAGTTCAAGCGTGGATAAGAAGCCCGCCACACCGCAGGAATATGCTTTCTAGTCGTTATACTTACATCGGAACCGGGCAGGTCAATTCTTCGTGGACGCAAACTTTCAGGTGATGGCATGAAGAGAGAGTGGAAATACCCCGGCAAGTGCTGTGACTGCGGCTGCGATACGCAGAGCAAGTATCGGCCCCGCTGTATCTCCTGCGGCCAAAGAAAGCGTCGAGGCAGCACCACGGGCCTGCCAGACGGCTTTGTTGTTGACGAGTGCTTTCAAGAGAAAGTCGGCAATCTGATCTGGAGACTCCGGGGTGGCTATGCGGTGACACGACGAACCGAGAACGGCAGAGTCAAAAAAATCCCTCTCCACAATTTCATCTGGGAACTTTCTGGCAGAACGCTCCCGGCACTTCCTCTGACAATCGACCACTGCAACCGCGACCCCAAAGACAACCGCCTAGAGAATTTGCGAATTGCCACACCTAGCCTTCAGGCCCTGAATCAAAAAAATAGGCCAAAGAAATCCGGCCTGCCCAGAGGGGTGTCTTTTGTGCCGTTCAACGGAAATGGAAAGCCAAGGGTCAGGCCATACGCTGCGAAGGCTGCCGGAAAGTTCATCGGAAATTTCGCAACCCCCGAAGAAGCATCTGCCGCCTACGAAAAGAAACGTGAAGAGTTGATGTCCCTTGAGCTTTCCCTTTCCTCCCCGGAGTAATTCCCATGAAGAAGTATCTGTTGTTCGCCACTGCCCTCCTGTTGGGCAGCCTGACCGCTGGCATCATCAATGCTGGCGATTGTCACGGGACCAAGAAGACCAAGAAGACCGTCGCTGCCCCGGTGGCTGTCGAAGTCGAGCAGGATGTGACCGTGACCCCCGGTGTCAAGGTCAAGGAATCCGTCGAGGTCGATGGTGCCGGTGATGTGACCGTGACCGAAGAAGTGTCGGTGGGCGAAGGCTCCCCGGCTGGCAAGGCCCCGATGAGCCGCCGTGCTGCCCACAAGGCATCGAAGAAGGTTGCCAAGGCCATGCGTGAAGAGGCTTCGGCTGGTCGCAAGGCAGTCAAGGCTGCGGCCAAGGCGCAGGAAGCTGCCGGTGCTGCGGCTGCGGAAGGTGCCACCGCGAAGGCTTTCTTCGGTCAGTGATCTAAGTGTGTGTGTTGTGTGGGGCCCGGGGGCGAGTGAGTCACGCCACTCCCCCCGGGCTTTACGCAAGGAGGCCCCATGAGCGACATGATCCGCAAGCTCCTCGACTCCCGGCTGCCCTCTGATGCGGTAGCTGGACTTGGGAACTTCCTGACTGGTCAGAGCGTTGGCGACCTGATGGCCCGTCAGGATGGCCAACCACCTGAGGAAGAGAGCCCTCTGGTGAAGATGCAGAAGATGGCTTCTGGCGTTCGACCTGACCCCAGCGTGTCTTCACTCCAGCTTGATAGGTGAAGCGTGGAAGAAGAGATCGACATCCCAGACGTTGACCCGGACGGTCCTCTGGTGAATAGCCGTGCCTGCGAAATGTGCGGCATTGTCAAGCCTCTCGACCGGCGACGGTGGCCCCTGGTCCCCGGCACCCAGCACACCCTCCAGCCGATCTGCAAGCAGTGCTACAAGCTGGTCCGGCACAAGCAGAAGGTCGAGTCCACCTCCCGGCGGGCAGCGGAATCGTTCATGCAGGCCCCCGTGGTCCGCAGGGGCGGCAGCAATATCCCGCACAGCACAGAGCTACTTGAGTCGATCTATACGCTCTTTGGTGGCGTGAACGGTCTAGCCAACGAACTGGCCCACACCTACCACTCAGCCCCTCCCGGCGGGCGGATTCGCACCAGCATTCTGGAGTCTGTAGTCCGGCTGACAAACAACGTGGCTGAGAGCGGCGCGGTGCAGAAGCCTGTCTCGCTGATGACGGACGCAGAATTGGAGGAACGGTTGGCACAGAAGATTGCAACCGCAGCCGATGCCCACCGAAACCTCGCATACCTTCAAGAGAATGCCGATGTGGAAGTCCCGTCCGGCATTGTGAACCTATCTTCCTTGGATATTGAGCAGGCTGAGTCTATGCGCAGGCTTTCGGAGCCGCCCGGGTAACGCGCTACTTTTCGGAGAAAAGTTCGCCCTGTTGGTTGTCAGAGCGGAACCGCTGTGGTAACGCTGCAATGAGGAGGGTTACAGATGACCAAAGAAGAGTTTGACGTTGCGGTGAAGGCTTTGCGGGGGAAGGTTGCGCCGAAGAAGGTCCACAAGAACAAGGCACAATGCACTCCAGAGGAATGGGCCGCCAATCTTGACTACACAACGCCCGAGAAGAGGCGCAAACAGAATCAGAGGTGGTACGCCGCGAACAAAGAAAAGGCTATAGCTTCTGCCGCCAAGTGGTTCGCCGCAAACCCAGAAAGGGTCCGCGAGAATCGTCGCAAGCGTTTTGCAAGAAACCCAGAAAAGGCTTTGGATCGTCTTGCAGCATGGGCGGCAGAGAATCCCCAGAAGGCCCGGTTGGCCCGCAGTAAGTACAAGCGGGAGCGTCTTAGGTCCGACCCGAACTTCAAGGCCAGCCAATATCTTCGCAGTCGCCTTTACAGGCTCGTCAAAGGCAACGCCAAACAGGGGTCTGCCGTCCGCGACATGGGCTGCACCATTGAAGAGTTTTGGATCAACATGGAACGGCAGTTTCAGCCCGGGATGACACGGGAGAACATCGGCAAGGCGTGGGAGATCGACCACATCTACCCACTGTCCAAGGCCAACCTGAAGGAAAGCCGGGTGGATTTCTTGGCAGCAAACAACTGGCGCAACCTCCAGCCGTTGACGCCCGAGCAGAACAAGGAAAAGGGCGACTCGGTTACCCCTGAAGCCCAAGCCTTGTTTGACAACCTGAAGGCTGAGTTTGCCCGGGAGCTTTATGCAGAATCCGCTTGATAACGTAAGCCAGCACGGTCGGAAAGAGATGATGGAGTTGCAGCGTGAGCTTGCATCTCGTCGCCTAGAAGCGGTGCGTCTTTACAAGCCCAATGCGAATCAGGCTGCGATTCATGAGTGCGAGTCAAAGGAAATCATCATCCTTGGGGGAAATCGGAGCGGAAAAACAACGGCTGCCCTCGTTGAGTTGGCGTGGGCCTTGACCGGAACCCACCCCATCGAAGGCCGCTACCCAAAGGAAGGCGGCGTTGCGCTCGTTGTTGGGGCGGGGTGGCGGCACATTGGGATGACAATTTACCCCGGGCTCCTGAAGGCCGGGAAGTTCGACATCATCAAAGACGAGAAGACTGGCGAGTGGCGGGCGTTTGACCCCGATGCAGACAAGGATCGGGCGGCAGATAAAAAGCCTGCGCCTCCACTGATCCCGCCAAGAATGATCAAGCAGACATCTTGGGTGCTGAAGAGTGCCGGATTTCTACAGTCCGTAGAACTTACGAACGGGTGGACTCTTTATTGCTTGTCGAGCGAAGGAGAGCCCCCTCAAGGGTTCAGGGCCGACATCGTGTTATTTGACGAGGACTTGTCCTCAGAGAGTACATGGTTGGCGGAAATGCAGGCCAGACTTGCAGATCGCCGTGGTCGGTTCATTTGGTCGGCGACCCCGCACTCAAAGAACGACGCTCTCTTTGGGCTGTGCGAACGGGCTGAAAAGGCTGCGGAGCAGGGACTGGAAAACCCCAAGCTGTTTCGCCTGCGGTTTCTGGATAACAACTTCATACCGGAAGAATCCCGAAAGCTCCTCATTGAGCAGTGGGCTGCCCAAGGCGAAGAAGTCCTTCGCATGAGGGCGGAAGGGCAGTTCACCTACGACAGCATTTTGATGTACCCGAACTTCAGCATGGGAATCCACGGTTTCCCACGCAAGGAACTGCCTGACGGCCAAGTGCCCGAAAGTTGGTGCAGGTACGCGGCGGTTGACCCGGGACACGCTGTGTGTGCCGTACTGTTCGTAGCCGTCCCGCCTTCCGGGGATTTCGTCCTCCTCTATGACGAACTGTACATCCCCAACGCAAACGCCATTCTTTTCGCGGAGAAGTTCGCCGCCAAGCTGGCGGGCCAGCCCCAGCATTACGCCTTTTTGATTGACTCCCACGGTGCGCGTTTAACGGACATTGGCGGTGGCAGGTCCCCCGGCCAGCAGTATTCGGAGCAGTTAGAGATGTTAGGCATCCGCTCAAAAGCCACCGGATCGTCCTTCATGCACGGCAGCGATGATGTAATGTCCGGTGTCGAGAGCGTCCGTAACGCTATGCACATCCGTGCCAATGGCACCACCAAGCTGCGAGTGCTAGAGGGGGCATTGCCCAACTTCCAGCGTGAGATAGCCCGTTACAAAAGGCAGTCCACTGTAGTTGGCGGCACTCACATCATTACCGACAAGCCTCACCCCCGCTCCGTATCGCACTTGATGGATTGCTGCCGCTACATATTTGCCGCAGACCCCAAGTACCACAAGCCAGAGGTTAAGGCCGAGGTTGCGTGGTGGGAGCCCTGGCTTGCTAAGAGGCGGCGGGAGCGTGGCGAGGACGCGAGCGTGGTTTACCTAGCCCCCTCAAGTTACACCTCCCAGACCTACGTTGCGTAACACCCGCGTAACTATTGCCCGCCCTCTAGGGGTCAGTAGGCTACGGCCAGATCATTCCCCGTGGTGGAGGCAAAACCATGCAGATTGTTTCAGTCCAGATTATTGCCGACTTGTCTGTCGGTGATCTCGTCCTGTGGCACGATGACCCGCTCTCTAGCTCAAATCCGCCCAGCCTGGGTTGGGTCATTCAGAAGGGCAGAGAGACAATCTCCATCCTGATGTTTTCTGAGAACTCAGGGCTTGTAGAGAAGAAGAGCGTTCGCCACAGGGACGATCCGTTCTGGCGGGAGTCTGAGATCGCTGGTAACTGGATTCAGTGGGGCTGCTTCACCGTCCATCCGACCACCGAGATTCTCAAGGAAATCAAGCCGTTCTTGACAAAGCTCAAGATGGCCGAGGCCCGCACCCCCAGTGACGAGCCGGTTCGCCGTGGCCCAGGTCGCCCCCGCAAGGAAGAAGCTGTGGAAGTGGAGGTGGCCGAATGAGTCGCCTTCTTACGGCTTTCGCTATGTGTTCGATCTTGACGGGGGTGGCTCACGCAAAGCCTCGTCGCCAGTACCAGCAAGGCCAGCCGGTCCAGAACATGGCACGGGCTGCTACCAACACCGCTCAGGGTGTCGCGGAAGCCTGTGCCCGCATGGGGCGGCTCCAGCACTTGGGTGGTAACTCTGGCCCAGAGGGTCTGGGTATGGGCTCCTCGCCAGATGCGGCCTATCGAAATTGTTGTTACGCCACCTCAGGGATGCCTGACGTTGACGTTGGTTACGCACAGAGCCCGAGCGGTCAGTGGTACTGTTGCAGAAGGTACGGTAGCAGATGAGCGAAGCTAACATCGACCCAGACGTTCCCATGTCCGGTGGTGATCCCAGCCAACTGGCCGATCCGCCACCGGATGTTGTGCCCCAGCGTCAGATGGAGGATGCCCTCAGAAGCATCTCCACCGGCTGGTTGCGAAAACTGGAGCTTGCCCGCAAGGCAAAGAAGGCTTTTTCGGACGATGCCAAGGAAGCGATGAATTTCTTCGATGGTGGAGAGAACTTCTTCTGGAAAGAGGGCGCGGCCCCCTACTCCAAGATTTCTCCCCCCAGCTTTCGGATGACTGTGAACCGGGCTTTTGAGGCTGTGAAGCTCATTGGCTCAGTCATCTATGCCCGCAACCCGGTGCGGACGGTCACGGCAAAGAAGTTCCCAGCCGTCCCGCCTGAAGCTGTTGGGATCGACACGAACCAGCAACCCCAGACTGACCCGATGACTGGGCAGCCGATCCTTCCCCCGGAGATTGAGCAGTACATCCAGGCCAGCCAACAGATTGGCATGGTCGAGCAACAGCGGGAAGCGTTCTCTGAGATCATCAGTGCGTACTTGAACTACACCCCCGGCCAGTTGAACCTGAAGGAACACACCCGCAAGGTGGTGGACGAGGGCATTCTCAAAGGCATGGGTGTGTGGTGGACCGAATTGATTGAGATGGGTGGCGAGGATGGCCCGCCGGTTGGGCTCATCGGTTCATTCCACGACAACGTGGACAACTTGCTTCTTGACCCGGATGCGGACGAACAGGAAGACATCCTGTGGTGTGCCCGTCGCTGTGTTCACCCGATTGCCGAGGTGGCTGAGAAGTACGGCTTGGAGCGGTCGGAACTGAAGGGGCACATGGAGAGCTTCGTGGCCCGGTCTATGGAAGAAGACCGTGGCTACAAGATGAAGAAAAAGAACGGTAAGACGAATGACCTGATCGTCTACTGGAAAATCTGGTCAAAGACTGGATTCGGCCACAATCTCAAGGGCTCCCCGAAAGAATACGCCCAGATGTTCGATGGGCTGGGCCCGAACTGTTATCTGGTGGTGGCAGAGGGTGTCGATTACCCCTTGAATGTCCCCAAGGGCATTGCCCTAGAGGAACCAGACGAGACAGGTCTTCCCAACAGTTTGTTCACGCGGACTCGCTGGCCCATCCCGTTTTACGCGGATCACAACGGCTGGCCTTTCACCCCGTTCCAGTGCCACCGCAAGCCTGGGTCAGTGTGGCCGATCAGTCACATGAAACCGGGGATGCCGGAACTCAAGTTCCTGAACTGGGCACTTTCCTTCCTTGCCACACGGGTGATGATTTCAAGCAAGACGATGGTGGGTGTGAGCAAGGCGGCGGGGGATGACATCAAGGAACAGTTGCTCCGACATGAGCAATCAGGGTTCTCGCTCATTGAGTTGTCCGAGACTCTTGGACGGTCAGTGAATGACATCGTGTCTGTACTCCAGCTACCCCAGGTCACGCCTGAGTTATGGACGATTGTCCAAGCCGTTTCAGAGATGTTCGACAAAAGAGTCGGACTCACAGAACTCACTTACGGCATGACCAGAAATTCCTATAGAAGTGCCGCAGAAGCGCAGGTGAAGTCGGAACAGATTTCGGTCAGGCCAGACGATATGGCGAACGTGCTGGAGGACGCTATGTCCATGCTGGCCCGCCGTGAAGCTCTGGCTGCCCGTTGGTTACTCCAAGAAGAGGACATCGCTCCTGTGCTTGGCCCCATCGGTGCGTCTGTCTGGAAGAGTCTCCAAGAGCAAGTGAGCCTGGGCCAGCTTGCCATGAACTACGACTACCGCATTGAGGCGGGCAGCGCGAGGAAGCCGAACAAGGCTGGGCGTATCGAAAGTTTACAGATAGCCCTACAGACTATGGGTCCGACGTTGCAGAACTTGCTCGCGCAGGGGGTTGTTGGGCCGTGGAATGCTCTGATGCGTGACTACTTGGAGGCCATCGACGTTGACCCATCTGGATACATGGTGCCTGAGCCGCCACCGCCTCAACCCCCTGCCCAACAGTTGCCACCGCCGCAGGAAGGTGGTAACGCTGAACCCGGTGCTGGAGGACCGCCCGACCAGCCGCAGCAAGTGCCACCGGAGTTACAGCCGTGATCGTCCTGAACGCAATTCTTGAGGAACGAAGGAAGAGAGATAACGCACGATGTTTGGCGTATTACCGCGACAATCGGGAGCGTCTTCAGGAAGCCAATTCTCAGTGGAAGAAGGACAACCCGGATAAGGTGCGAAAGCACCAGCGGACTCAAAACAACAAATACCACCACCTCTCCAAAGAGCAGCGCAAAGAATGGAGCCTGAAGTCGAACTACGGGATTACATACGAGCAGTTCGACTCCATGCTGAAATCTCAGAATGGCCTCTGCCCCATCTGCGGAATTGAGATGGTGGTGTGGGAGGGGCAGGGCAAGCCTGACTGTGCCTGCGTTGACCACTGCCATTCCACCGGAGTGATTCGCGGGCTCCTGTGCGGTTCCTGCAATCGCGCCATCGGGCTGTTGAAAGATGACCCAGCGATCATTGATAAGGCTTCCCAGTACCTCCGTTCGCCGCCGCAGCCTCCCCAGCCACCAGCCGGACCAGCCGATGCCGCCTCCCCGGCCCCGGAAGGTGGCGGGGAGGCATCGGTGCCGCCCCCTGAACCCATTCCCCCGGAGATGGCACCGTGATTGAGCTTCCCTTTGACATTCAGCGGGCCAGCCTGGAGGTCCGAGAGCATTACATCCGCATGGTCAACGCGGGGCAGTCTCCCCGATTCGCTGAGATGTGCGCCCTCCAGCAACCTCCAGGCACCCAAGGAACCGACCGGGCCTTCATGCAGGGCAGGCTCGACGGCAACTGGATGGACGGCATTCCGCCCAGGATGGCCAAGAAGATGGCCAGGGAAGCCAAGGCATCGGGCATCAACATCAACGGCAAGTATTACTTGGGCGGGCTGGCTGACAAACGCGGGCACATGGACCCTAGTGCTTGGGTGGATTCTGTAAGCGACATCAAGCGGGTAGCCAAGGCGCGTAACCTCAACGTCAGCGGGATCGTGAATGTGGAGGGGCATGAGGTCGAGCCCGTCAAGCCAGCCCTAAATGCCAAGATCGTGGACAAGCTGGCCAAGCAGGCTATGGCGAGTAACTCAAAGCTGACCCGCCAGGAAGCTGTTCGTCAGGTCAAGGACAAGCACGCGCCTGCCTGGAAACGTGGCAAGTAGCGGTTCAGTTTTGTCTGGCCGGGACATAAATAGTGCAGGAGCATTCTATGTCCACGCCCAGCACCCATCCCAACTGTGCCTCTGATGAGAGGGGCTACCAGCGGATCAGGTTCCGTCAGGACACGGCTGAGAACTGGCTGAAGAACGACCCGATCCTTGCCTCTGGCGAGATGGGTTACGTTATTGGTGCCACCGAAGGCCCGAATCTGAAGGTAGGCGACGGGTGGGTGAGGTGGTCCCAGCTTCCTTGGATAGCGAGTGGTGACGGCACCGCTGGCCCTCCCGGTCCAGAAGGCCCTCCCGGCCACGATGCCCAGCACATTGTCTCCGAGGTCGAGCCGCCTCCCGGGGAAGAGATTGGCGACCTGTGGATTGACCCCACTGCCACGACCGAGACTGCTACCGTCACAGTTGACCTGTCGGCCTATGCGACCACCGATTACGTTGATGCAACCAAGGCCGAGATCATCGCTGCCGTTACCCCTGCCCTTCAGGAGCGGTACACCAAGCAAGAGGTAGATGCAAAGGTTGCGGCCCTTCAGCAAGGCGTGACTGATGCCAACCTTGGAGTGCAGGGTGTTGCCGACTTAATCCCATTTGTTGCTGGCGAACTCGGCACTCAGATTGATGCAAAGCTCGCTGGCAAGGCTGATCAGTCTGAGTTCTCTGCCTTTCAAGGCCAGTACGGCACCTTGGAGTCTGAGTTCAGGGAGTATTTCCGGCTCCTGAATCAGGGCTTTGCAACTGTGGCCCAGAAGCCTGACGTTGATGCCGCCCTCGACCTGAAGGCCGATAAGACCACCGTTGGCTCCCTCGCCAAGACCCTGATGGATTCCATCATGGAGGTGAAGGACGGCACCTACACCAAGCCCGAAGTGGACGAGGCTATAGCCGCACTGACGGCACGGATCGAAGCCCTTGAGGCACGGCCATGACAATCAACACAGTCATCGTCTGGACAACCATCGTCCTAGGCGGGCTATTCATCTCTGGATACCTAGTCGGCCTAGCCATTGGTTGGTGGATGGACGCAGAGCATCGGGCCCTTCAGAGATGGCTTGACGAACACATTCGCAAACTCAGCGAGGAAGAGGAGAAGTACAAGTAATGGCCGCAATGTACTACTGGTCAGGAAGCGAGTGGCTGCCGATCTCCACAGGTGGCGGCTCTGACTCCGCACACATTGTGTCTGACACCATGCCCACCGACCCGGCGGCTGTCGGTGACTTGTGGATTCAGCCCAACGGCACTGCACCTCCCGGCTCTCCGGGTGAGGGTGAACCCGGCCCCCAAGGCGAACCGGGCCTTGCTGCCACAATCGAAGTAGCCGAAACGATCACGATTGAAGGTGGACTCCCAGCCGAAGTGATCAATGTCGGTAACGAGAACAAGGCATCCCTGTCGTTCAAGATTCCGCAGGGCTTGCCCGGTGTGAAGGGCGAAGCTGGTGTAGCTGGTCCCGCTGGTCCTCAGGGTGTTCCCGGCGTGGCTGGTGAAGCTGGCCCTCAGGGCGAGCAGGGCATTCAAGGCCCAGAAGGCGTTCAGGGTCCTCAAGGCATTCAAGGTCAACCGGGCCTTGGCATTAAGTACATGGGCACGGTCGCTACCCAAGGCGACCTTCCAGCTTCTGCCACTCAGGGCGATCTCTATGTTGTCTCGACCCCCGAGCCAGCTAGGGGATTTGTTTGGGATGATACCAAGGCTGCATGGCAAGACTCTGGCCCAGTGCAAGGCCCACAGGGTGTTGCTGGCCCCCAAGGCATTCAAGGCATTCAGGGCGAGCCCGGGGTTGCTGGCCCCAAGGGCG